TAAATATTTCAGTAAGTGTTCTCATTTATTTTTCCTCCTTAGATATAATATATTTAATCTACTACTACACCATTATAATATATAATTGATTCCATTATTAATACATTTGAAAAACAAATAAGTAAATCAATATATAAAGGGAGGTGGCTAATTAAATGGCTAGTAATAAACATTTTGAAATTGATCAACTGGATCAGCCTAGATTAATTAAAGAGAATGATTTGCAACAAATTACAAACTCAGCGTTATTTAATTCTAGTAATGGTCCAACTTCAGATGGTTTACTTAGTAATGAGATCTTTGGTATTACTAAAGCTGAACGATCTGGCATATTTGCTTATGTAGATCTTGGTGAAAAATTTATCAATCCATACTATTATAAAATCTGGTTAAAGATAGATAAGAATCTTAGAGGTTGTATATATGAGACACAAAACTTTAAGATAGATTCTAATGGCTATTTAGTTCCAGATTATGATGGAGAGACAGGTATAAAATTCATTATCAAAAATATTGATAAAATTAATTTCAAGAACTCTAAAAAAGATCAATTCTTGTCAGCTTTACATTATGCTAAAAATAACAAAAAGTTATTTACTACTAAATTTATCATCATTCCTCCATTCTATAGAGATGTTAATACTAATGGTGGTAGAGTTGGAGTTGGTGAAATTAATAAATTGTATGTGCATCTTTTAAATAATATAAAAGCTCTTAAAGAAACAACAGAATATGGATTAGATTTAGCAGGAGGAGTTAGAGGAAAAATTCAAGATGGGATGCTTGAAATATTTAACTGGTTTACTCTTGGTGAATCTGTTGTTGGTGGAGAACATACTGGAAGTGGTATATTTAAAAAGTTTGGTGTAATGAGACGTTCTGTAATGTCTGGAACTGTAGATAACTCTACTAGATTGGTTTTATCTTCTCAGAAAATTAACGTTAATAAAAAAGAAGATCTAATGGTAGATATGGATTATTCAGCTATACCATTACCAGCAGCTCTAGTTACAATGTATCCATTTGTTATATACCAACTAAGGCAGTTCTTTAATAATGAATTTGGAGGTAAAGCAACTTACCCATATATAGATAAGAATGGCAAACAACAGGAAGTAGAATTAGATAATATCCAGATTGAATTTTCTGATGATAGATTAGATAAAGAATTGAATGAATTTGTGCATGGGTATTCTAATAGATTAAAACCTATAAAAGTTCCTAATAAACAGAATAAAGATATTAATCTACACTTTAAAGGATATTCAATCACTAAAGATGAATATGCGGCAGGCATAAGAGAGAAAGGCAATATAATGGAACGTGATATGACATGGGTGGATTTGTTCTATATTGCTGCATGTGCTGCTGCTGAAGATAAAGTTGCTATTATAAGCAGATACCCCATAAGTAAATTTGTGGCTTCATACTAGTAATAGTGTGTCGAAAATTGCTTTAACAGCTGGAAAATGCTAAAGCTCTCTTGCCTATATGGAATCGAAAGATAGAAACAAGTAGAGAGATGGGCTATGGTGAAATAAAAGCTTTGTATATTTTGAAGTAGGATATACAAGGTCCTAAGGTCTATTAACAATGTACGATCAGCACATTAATAATTATTGATGTTCAACGACTATCCCCATATGGGCTGTGAAATTCAGCAACAGGAGTAGGGCTCAAGTGAGTAGGTGAGAACCCTTTAAATCAAAACAAGCAATATCCATTATAATGGATAGTGATATAGTCTCAACTCTTAGAGAAATACTAAGGAAGTTCATAAGAGAACTGCATAGATTAACGACCTATGTGAAGACATTGAGATTCATACTTCAACCAACTGTATACTAAGATACATATTAATTCTATGACTAGAACAGAACCTATGATAGTGAATGGTGTATTTTACCAATGGTATCCTAAAATACGTCAGCAGGATATAGGTTCTAATACTGCTAATAAATTTATTGATACTATGCAAGTTTGTAATCCATATTGCATATTGATGGGAGCCGATTTTGATGGTGATCAGGTTACTTGTAAAGTTGCATATAGTGTAGAAGCAAATAAAGAACTTAATGAATATATGAACTCTAATGCTCAATATATTACATTAGGCGGCGTCAATGGACGTAAAGCAGATAAAGAAGCAATACAAGCAATATATAGTCTTACAATGGTATTACCAGGAACTAAACTTACGGATCCACAATTTTAAAAAAAAAATGAAACAGAAGATTTCCCGTAGGCATAATAGCCTACGGGTTATTCTTCCTATTCAGTTTTTATCGCACAATATCGTTTCTAAAAACGTTTCTATGATTTTGTTGTACTCTTCTTTGTACAACATCACATTTGACTGTACGATATCGCTATCTTCTCCAATAGTCAACTAGGATAATAGTATGCCTGATGGCTTATAAAGAAGATAGCTATAGGCTTCAAACTGCCAGAATTTGAACCATCTGTTTTCATAGTTATGGTTCAGCCCATGATCATCAAGATAATCTAATAATCTAGCTATAGAGTATTTAAATATTCCATACTTGATTCCATATTCTGGTAGCTCTGATAATAAGCTTTGGCGTATCATTCAAACACCTCCTCATGGTTATTGCTCAACTCTCAACGCCGATGCAGCTTTCATCTTCTATACCTATACCTCCTTTCTGAAGATATAGTATGGAGATAGCTTATAGCTATCTCCATCAAGTATATAATATGCAATTTAATTATTATAATATTACTTCTTCTCTTACTGTTCAGTAGTATTCTCAGACTTATTGTCTTCAATATTATTTGTCTTAACAGTTTCTGCTTCTTTCTTCTTAGCAGCTTCCTCAGCAGCTTTCTTTTTAGTTTCCTCAATAGCTTTACGCTCAGCAGCAGCTCTCTGCTCTTCAGCAGCTTTCTTCTTAGCAGCTTCCTCAGCAGCTTTCTTTTTAGTTTCCTCAATAGCAGCAGCTCTCTGCTCTTCAGCTTTCTTCTTAGCAGCATCAATAGCAGCCTGCTTTGTGCTCAATCTATTATCACTTGCATAATTAGAGAAATCAAGTACTAAAACTGATCCATCTTCAAGAATCTCCTGAACCACTGCGCGACTAATCATACACTGTCTGATTTCATCTAAAGTTTTATATACTCTACGTACAGCACTTCTAATTGGCGGGTTAACTGAAGTGATAGGTCTAGAAGGAATAATATTTACCTTCTTTACATTTGGATAGTTATTATTTGGCATTGTTCTAATCCTCCTTTTAATATTCATCATCATCTAATAATGCATTATTAATATCTTCGATATCATAATTCTCATCATCTTCTTCGTCATCTAGTTCATAATCAATAGTACCATCTGGACCAACATCATTGGTATCAATATCTTCATAATATTGAGATTCTGCGTCAATATCATAATCAAAATTATCGACATCTTCATCTGTGATTTCTGCAATATCATCAATATCACTTCCATCATCTTCTAAGACATCATCCATAGCTGCCTGTATTTCATCTGTTTCATCATCCAAGTAGTTAGCTATAGCACTATCTTCTCTGATTAACTCATCCATGATTTTACCTCCTGTTAGAATAAATAATCGGCATCTTCTAAATCATCAATATGCTCTAATCCATCACCAGATATAGTATTATTAAATAATCCTTTATCTGTAGATGAATCTATAATAGCATCAATTTCAGATTCTTCTCTCATTATTGAGTTCATGTCATCTTCTTCCATTTCATTTAGAAGTAATTGTTCTATAGGAGTGCGTACCACTCCCTCTTTAGCAATTATCATATATACACCTCCATTAACTAGATGTTTCTGACATTAGACCTTCTACAGTCTTATCAATGCAGAAAATAACCATCGGTATAAGATAGAATAATTCTTTATTCTGTGCATAATCAATATGCTTAAGATTTTTTAAATAATCTAAAGTAATTTCTTCATCATTAAAATATTTGATAATAATATTCCTCATAACCCAACTATCATCATCTACTTGAGAATTAGATTTGATAATATTGGTAAAATCAGGATCATCAAATATATTAATAGTATAAAAAGCTCTACTTAGATTTCTATACTCCATATAATAATAATCAAATGGATAAGCATATAATAATGATAAACGCTGATCACATCTATGAAGATTTCCTATATATGTACCATGATGATTAGTTATATCATGTCTTTCTAAAGATGCAAAAAACGTTCTATCATAGTCTATAGGAAATGAATTTGGTAATATCATTTGATGCTGAACAGCAATATAGTTGGTCGATCCTTTAACAATCTTATTCCTGATAAGGAATTCAATTAAATAAGGATCATAGACTTTAAACCCCATAAATTCATTATAGCCATATTGGTTACGCATTGCTCCTCCAACTGTACCATTATTACTATAATTGAATGAAAAAGATTGAATCTTTGCATCATAAAATAATGATATATAATAATCCTTCATTAGAGTGGATAATTCTTCCATCTCTGAAGCATCATTATAAGTTTCTTCATCTATAAAACTAGCAAAATTAGTTCCGATATTCTTAATCATGAACTTAAGCTTATTTATAACTTGAGATTCAAGATTCTCTATACCATCTGATGAGGATAATGTATAAGTAACTTTATACATCACAGCTCCAGTATCTAAAGTATTAGGATCCACTCCTGTAACTTTAAATAAAAGAGGACCATCTATCTGATCAAGATAAAAGAAATCTCCAGGATACGGAACCAATGTATATGGTAATATAATAGCATCTCCACTAATATCATTAGCCTCTAATCCATATTCTCCTACATCAAGATTAGGTTCAATTTTAGTCATTCCATAAATATAAAAGTCTGAAACTTTATTATATCTAAGAGGACTATCAGTGCTTATCTCTCCAAAATTTCCTCTGGTTGCTTCATCAAATGTAGTCATAGTACTATTAAGATTATAATATGCGCATTTAGAAGCTCTCTTATCAGAGAACAAATAATATGGATTATTTAATATATTTTTTACAGTAGTTTGAATGCTATTCGATATGGAGTGTTGAGTCAATACTCCAGTTCTATCAGTATTAGTGAATCTTCCAGCCATTAATCTACCTCCTTTCTAGAGATAATAATTTATTAAAATGTTCAATTTAAGCCATATTACACAAAAATAATAGTATAGGGCAGGGAATTAACCCTACCCTATAAATAATTTATCTAAGTTTATTTACAACAAATATTTCTATATATTTATATAAATCATCAATATAAATCCCTCCTTGTATATAACTTATTGGGGCTTCAGAATCTATGTATAATTTACTTAATACATCGGTTGAACCTGATGGTGTGGATTCTTCAATTCTCCACCATTTAAGAAGTTTATTATCAAAATCAAAATAATTAGATACATCATTACAAAACAAAATATATGGTTGAACAAACCCAGTTGCATTTAAATGGCTTTCGCATGAATATTTAGTTTCTATTCCAAGTTGATTAAGTAATTGAATAACTTTGCCAATATTGTAATCTAAGACTATATGTTTTGTAGGAGTATCAGGTGAACAATTTTGACATTCAATCATAAAATTTTCAAACATTGGTACGGGTGGTATAATAGTATCTAATTTTTCACTTGAAATATTCTTAGATTGTACCTTTGCAAAATAAGCTTGCTTAAATTCTATATCACCTAATTTATGGAAGCATTTAGAACAATAACAGGACGCATGTCTAGTATCATTATTAAAGAATTCTTGAACAAATTCCTCTTTATGCAATTTTGATGTATAATCATAAAATTGTGCACTATTATTGTTTTTTCTTTCATTCTTTGTGATTATATCTAATGGTTGAGCTAAATAGCAATTATTAGGTAATTGTATGAAATAGAAATTAAAATAATCATTATAATAGAATTCGCCATTTTCTTTAACTATAATATTATCTTTATTAAAATCACTGTATGCTATTTCTTCGTACAATTCTTTTGCCTTTTCAAAATAATCTGTAACTACTTCTAATGGTGTTGTTCCTGAACATAAGGCATAATCTTCATAATGACCATACCCTTCAGAACCTTGTGTTGGTTCTACAAATAAATACCCTAAATAATAATACCTTTTATAATATTTTTCTTCCATATTTTGCCTGCCTTCCCTTATTTGCTTTCCTTAATATACTTCTTAATATATTTATATAAGTCATCTATATGAGATCCGTTTACAACATAACTCATTGGAGCATCAAAGGTTATACATAATCTGCTTCTAGTCGCAGGAGTTTCAGTAATGAAGTTCTCAATCCTCCACCATTTAAGTAATTCATTATCCATATCAAAATATCTGGATACATTGTCATAGAATAATATATACGGTTGCTCAAATCCTGTGTTCGTTATATGCCCTTCACAACAGAACATAGTTCTAAGGTTAAGTCTATTAAGTAATTGAATAACCTTACCAATATTGTAATCTAATATTACATGATTTGTAGGTCTATCAGGTGAGCACTTTGGGCATTCTGTCATAAACTCTTCAAGACGTGGTACATTAGGCATCATCTGATCTAATTTGCTAGTTGGGATATTTTTAGATACTATCTTTACAAAATAAGTCTGTTTGAATTCTATATCTCCTAGCTTATGAAAACAATTCTCACAATAACAAGATGCGAATCTATTATCATTATGAGAAAATGCCTGTGCAAATTTCTCTGAATTAGATTTGGTTGTATAGTCCCAAATAGACATGGTGTTATTATTTTTCTTCTTTTTCTTTCCCATTTTATCCTCCTAATAATAATGCTTCTTTTTATTATTTACTATTCTTACCATATCTTCTCTTCTCATCTGAGATCTGCATTCTTGTTCTAAGAATGGATAAGCTTCTGCTATCTTGAGAAGTACATTGTTCTTATAAAGAGTATAATTTCTTTGTCTATTATATTTATCCATTTTACTTATAGCTTTTATTGTCTGTGTATAACCTGACTCTATTTTGTGTCTAGCATCATTAACCATTATTCTTCTTATATTATGCTCTCTTAATTCCATAGGAACTTTATCGTTGTATCTAAATGCTATAGAATCTTCATACAATTCTCTAGGACTTCTTAGATCTATTTTAATAGAATCAATACACTCTTTAAAGAATTTATTCTTTTCCATATTATTCATATACGTCACTAATCATATTAACTGAATCTATTATCCTTTCTTTTGGAACACCATAATCCTTTTCTCCATCCATCATATTTCTATGAATAAATATATTACTTGGAAGCATCTGAATACCTAAAATTATAAGTCTATATAATTCATAGTCATTTACATCTTTATCTGGATATATATGAATTTCATAATTCATTATACCAGTCTCATGTAATACAAACTGTAATGCCTGTTTATATGATTTCCCTCCACTAGCAATATAAATACATTGATCTATACAACAGTTATTCAAATTATAAAATACTGATAGTAGATCAAATGCTCCCTCAGTAATATGAATCTTTACTTTATTAGGATTCATTGTATCTATCTTTGTAGGTATAATATAGAAATTTTTGTTATCATCTATCTTATCTATAAGATTATAATTTATATATCTCTTATCAATAGATTTATCTAAATTTCTAGTAAATAATACTCTTCTAAGAGTAGCAAATGAATTATCATATGAAATAAACCCAATAAAACTATTATTGAGTTGATTACATATTCTTTGATCTCTATTAAGTTGTAATTTATTATAATTTATCACATCATATAGATTAATAAATATCTTTAGAGATAAGATATCATTATAACTAAAGTTTGATCCAATACGTTCATTTATATATTTCAGTTTCATCTGACTGAATTTATTATCTGTAATCATAGAGTTCTTTAGCGGATATATATTTATATTTTTTAATGTCTTATATTTAGGAAGTTTCATAATATCAGCATTGTGTTTAGATATTGCTACTAATGTATTACTATTATAGCATCCTAATTTTCTTAACACATCATCATTAAATATCCCATGTGCAGAACATAACTTACAATGATATTGTGATAAATCTTCAACAGTTCTTGGAACTGATATATACATATGAGCATGATTTGGATTTTTAGAATCTTGACAAAATGGGCATCTTACAACTACCTCTGATCTACCTGATGCTGGTTTAGCATTTGGGTAAAATGATTTGATCATATCTATAAAATTATTTCCTAAAAGATCATACATATTTCATCACCTTTCTTAATTGCATGTATTAGAAAAAATAATATCGCACAAAATATTCCAGGTTGTCATAAAGACAACCTGAATATATTTTGACAGAGAAAGATACCGATTAATAAGTTACACACTTTATAATTATGTTGGTTCATTTGTAATATCAAATCCAACATAAAATTCTATGCCAACAGCATTAGCATATCTAATAAGACTCCTTAATGTAGGAGATGAATCACTACCAGACTCTATATTAGATACGCATGATTCAGATAAACCACTTTCTAAGGCAACCTCTTTTTGAGTTAACTTCTTTGCCTTTCTAGCATTAGTTAATTGCATACGGAAAGTTTTATCTTTAATCATAGCTTCTGTATTATTCATAACAATCCCCCTTATATATAAAGTGAAAACATTAGTAATTCATCATCAAGATTATCACTAATCATAGGTACAAGTTCACCATCCCTTTTACCAGGACAATTATTCTCTCTATTCCAATCAATAATTTCAAATTGGGAAGATTTAATAGTACCAATAAGTTCAAATAGTGTATTCAATACTTTTGGGTTCTGATATTTATTTTGAATCTCGTTATAAAGTTCTGCATTTCTAATCTCTGTAGCATTGTTTTTAGTGATAGCTTTTTTGCTTGATTGACGTACAACCTTAGAAGAGATTATCCAAGGCAATAATATCATGCCCATTCCTAACAACATATTTTTAGCAGCTATAATAAGCTTGATATAATCAATAGAGCTAGGAATGCTCTTCCATGTCTCAGGATCACCCAAATCTTTATAAAATACATATCCAACTAATGTACTAGTTGTCTTATTTATAATTTGAGATCCCCCTCTGGTTAATGCTTTTCTATAATGCTCAATCTCTTCATCAGAAAATGGCCCATACGCATTTTCAATTATTTTTACTGCTTGTTCACTAGATACTTTATTCTGTAGGAACAATGCTTCATCCTTCTTGTTTAACCTTGCCTCATACCTCCAAATCTTCACGAAGGTCGTTAATCTTCGCAGTTCTCTTATGAACTTCTCTAGTAATTAGCTAGAAGAGGAGACTATATCACTATCCTTTGCAGGATATGCTTCCATTTCGACTTACCTGGACTTATTGAGCGTGCCAGACCCACTTGGGTGCTACATATATAGTCGTTGAACGTTACTAATAATTATACAAATTGCATATTTCTTTAAAAGTCTTCTTGTGTTTAATATTTGATATACAGGTAAAATAATTAGATAATTCTTTATCTGTAAGAATATCTGTATTTATACCTATTAATTTCAAAATGCTATTTGCTGTTATAATATCTTTACCATAAGTTTGATAGTAGTGACAAATAAAATGTATTTGATCATTAGTAAATAAATATTTATTTTTATATGCTGAACTAAAATCATATAAAGACGATATTGATTTCCAACTTAATCCTGCTTTTATATTACATATTATTCTTCTGAGATCGCAATTATCATAATTTAATATGTTACAAATATCTTTAGTAGAATATCCTAATTCTATTAGCTTACATATTTCATGAACTTGATTATTGGTAAGCACAGAACTAATTCTATCTTCACCTAAAGATATTAAATTATTAGAAAAAGCATGATGTACATTTTCTTCACGAGTAACCCATTCTAAATTCCATATCCAATTATGATATTTTATACCATCTTTATGATTTACATCTAAATACTCACATCCATCAATGTATAAAAACGTCATTAATATTATTCTATGCAATGATGTACTAAGTATACTTCCATCGTGTCTTTTTAAATGTACTGACACGTATTCGTTACTATCAAAACTTGTTGCTTTTGGTAAGTAATTTCCAGTTGCCAAATTATGAATATAACCATATGAGCTAACTGAATAGTATCTCATAACGTCTGGAAATACCCATTCTGGTAACATCCTTTTACATTCGTATTCTTGTTTGTATTCCGGAAGAATCATATATAAATCACCTCCATGAATGCAACCAATGTATAATTATTAGTCTTCGCTGCTGATCATGAATTGTTAATAAGTTTTAGGACCTTGTATATTAGGCGTATATACAAAGCTTGTATTTCACCATGACTCATCTCTGTACTTTGTTTCTATCTTTCGATTCTCTTATAATAAGAGCTCCAGAGCTTTACCATTTTTCAGCATTTAGAAAGCTTTTCCACACAATATTACTATTATATGGCGACCGTATTTTTGATCGTACTCTGAGTTCTGATCTTCATCTCTTTCAGATGATGATAATCTATTTAATTGATACTCATATGCAATATCAGTAATTTTATATTGAAGAGATTTTCTATTAGAATAATAGTTGAAATTAATGATATTATTATCATATGAATATTTAGGCATGATCTGTAAAATCACGTCATTTACAGAATCCTTAGTATGAGTTGTAGGATTATTACCTCTAATGAAGTTCTTATCCCATAACTTCTTATCAGGATTCTTAGATTTATTCACTACAGATAATGCAGTTTCATAAATCTTATCATAAATGTATATACCCCTCTCCTCTTCATACTTTACCATACACATATCAAATAATTCAAGCATAAAGTCTTGTACTTCTGCTGAACTTCTTATCATATGCATATACATATAGTGTGTAGCAAGTGGTATGTACATATCCATCATTAATGAAATTTCATATAATATCTTAGCATGACCGTCTGTAAACTGTAAATTTGGAGTTCTGCCTCCATTATTTGACAATTTCATACTGTAGTTATCTTCTACAAAATGAACGATCTTTCTAGATATAGAGTTATTCCTAATAATATAACGATTTATATCATTCATGAAAGCATCTTTTGTATAAAGACGTTCATAATCTATAATGGTCTTCATATTATAGGTTAACATAAGAAGCTCTTTGTCATAATCATAAAACCTTTCAAAATAGTTCATGTACTGACATATATGATCTCGCATCTTATCTGAATTATAAGAACGCTTACTATTCATAGCAAAGTAGTCTAACTGTCTTGCTTCATCAGACTGATCGACTGAAAAGAACTCTGCTATAGGAAGTATAATCTCCCCTTTAATATTTTTGAATATAACATCTTTTGGGTCTACTGGATACTTTTCTGAACCCCATTCATCGACAGGTATAAAATTACTCCTGTCTATAATATGACACATAATCATGGTTTATAAACACCTCCCACCATATTGCTAATTATATAGTATACAACGAAAATATACATTAAGACTTCCTTTTCATACCAACAATCTTTGTGGTCTTACTAGATTTTGTTGTAGGTGTCTTTTTTATAATTTTAGAAACCTTAGATGTATTTGTAATATTTGATTGCTTTGACTTTACATCTTGGTTTCTTTTATCGTTATATTTTTTTATATCATTAGCTTTACTATCTTGCTTACCTTTTTTTGCCTTCTCCTTGGCATCATTGATCTCTACTAACTTATCTTCTGAATGCATTATGTCCCTACGCATAACGCCTCTAGAATATTTTTCAGCACGATCATCTAAAGTTTTTCTATCAAATAGATTATATCTATCCATAGCTAAATAAGCAAAATATAATGATTTTACATAGAAAATATCATCTTTAGGATTTCTTACTTTAGCAACATCTCTTAATGCTTGTCTGCTCATCTTATCTTTTAAGTCTTGAATGAATAATCCATTCTTATTGAAAGCATGAGCAAATGAATAAACAAATGCTGGATCATTGGAATAGAATTTAATATTATAGCCTCTAAGATTAGCACTAGACTTAGCCTCTTTAGATGTTGTACTAAGTTGGATTACTGTGTCATAATATATTCCACTACAAGTTTCAGATGGCATTTTAAAATGGATATAATGAGTATCGTTAAAATCTTTTGCCTTATAAACTTTAAACTTTAACTCTCCATTCTCCCTCACCATCAAAATATCAAATTTCTCAGTATATAAGTTTTTATACATCTTTCTATTGGTTATAGCAGATGTACCCCCAGTTGGATTACCTATATACTTATTAAAAGTCATCTCCATTACCATTCACCTCACAACTACTATTCTTCTTATTACTTTTTAGGGACTGGAGCCATCCAGTCCCATTGTTGATTTAATCATCAGCACTATACACATTGTGAGCAGGTGTTTGAACGAGATATTGATTAGTTGTAAACATAAGCATTAGAACTTTATTAATAGTATCAAGAATAACAACATCCGACTTTATGGATGATTTTACATCGTAATTATACATATTGGTACGAATATTAAGAGGGCATTCATTATAAAACAGATCTGAAATAAGTCCATTTTGTTCAACAGAACCATCTTCTACATTGTATAGGATGGATATGAGGTTTGTATATGCTTCATATAAAATATGTATATAAACATAGCGTCTACTTTTAAAATCAATACATTCTCTAAGCATATCATGTAATACATCAAATGCCATAAAATTAGCACCATATCCTACACCATATTTAGCAGCAGATCTACAGTTAAATATAGCATCTTCTACAGAAGCTTTAAGATTATTACGATCAGCAAGAGTCATTCCACCAATTAAGAAGTCTACCATATTGCCCTTAAAGTTGTTTAACCTTCTCTTAGCATGTTGTACTTCTGTTACTCCTGCATTATCATTCTTAGCTTTCTCTACTTGAGTCTCTAAGTAATTAACCATCATATTGTATGTATCTGAATATACACGATTACCATTCTCATCAACAGTAAACATTTCAGATGGATTAATAACCTTAGTTTTAAGCTGATCTGAAACTACAAGTTCTGCACTTCCACAGAAATCTAATATTGTTTCAGGTGTAGGAGCCAATCCAGCTTCTATATCAGCCTTTTGAATATCAGGATTAATATACTTCTTAATCCATGGAGCACCACACATCTTAGCAATATCCTCATACATATATTCCTGATGAATATCACTTACAATAAGAAGTGGTACGTTAGGTACACTATTCATAAGCCTAATTACAGTCTCAAAGTAAGAACTTGTATCTGGAGATATAGATTTGCAGAATATTACTGTTGGTACTGGTTCATATACACTGCCCTGACGATAGCACCTAATAATATTATTCTCAATAATAGCATCTAACCACCCAAGCATCTCTGGTGTATCAATGGGATCATTAAAGCAATAAATCTTAGGGTTATTAATATTTGCTGTATTATTAGTATGATTATTAACCATGCATGTATTTGCAAATCCAGTATCAATAGTCATACCATCATACTTCTTAACCAGATTATTTACTTCATTAGAAATTCCTACGTCAATATATACATCCATACCAAACTCTTCATAGATAGCTTTAATAGTTCCAGCTATCTCTTCATTATTATTGGTAGATATAAGAGCTATATCATAAATATCATTAATGCTGCATTCCCAACCATTCTTTAAGATTCTAGATTTTGCTTCCTCTACAATCTCTCCAAAATCATGTAATATGTCTGATGGTGCATCATTGGATATGATTGTATTGTCACAAAGAGCATCAAATACAGTCTTACAAAGAATAATTGCTGATGTTGTACCATCACCAACCTCCTTTACGATATACCCAGTAAGATCACTAAGCAAATTCTGAACTGATCGTTCAATTGGATTAAGAAATCTTATATTATTTATAATCGTATGACCATCTTTAGTATGCTCTACAGATATATTATAACTATTCTTATCCATATCTCTAACAAATGCAGTGGTTGAACCTTTTGGACCAAATGACTTTTTTAATGCATCTGCTATAATTGTGAGTGTTTCTCTCTGAACTTCCCGCACTTTCTGTTCTGGAACAATATTAGAGTAAATCTTCATCTGTTGCATCCTCCTCCGTTTTCTTAAATCTAAATTTTACATACCTATATAAATCCATTAAATGAATTATATTTACATCACCAAATAATATGGCTAGAGAACCATTAATCATGTCTCTATCAGGCTCCATATTAAATTTAGCAGCAGCAATATAAATATGCTTTACAGCAAGATTATTATATTCTATAAGATTAGCAAAATATTTTTCATATATTACAGTATAATCTTTAAGATCTATTTCATGTCTTGTAGGTATAATCTTAGCATTAATTCTTGGATTTAGATTGTTTATAAACTCCTTTTCCAACTTATTCTTACACCGCACTACTATATCTAATGATGAAGCATTATTCAATAGAGTAATTAGTAAGGGGAATGTATCATATGCTGTTGCATATGATAACAATTCCTCATAGTTCTCGTCTAATAATTCATAATACAAACTAGTTGTATCTGCCTCTGGCATTATGATTTCTAATGGGTTTATATGAATTCTATTAAGAAGTTTATAGATAACTTTATCTTCATTAGGTTCATTTATAAATTCCTGATCTACATACTTAGAATTAGAGAACTTATCTTTTATAAACCTATACATTGCCAAATCAAGATCAACCAAAAACTCAAAATTAGCTAAGATTACATTATCTTTCTTCATGTAACATCACCTTATTTATGAAACCATAGAATTGGCAATATCATCAAATGTTGCTGATTCATAACCACTTGATGATCCTGTCATATTACCATCTCCAGCTAAAAATGTCTTACTGTTATAATTACCAGACTTAGTATTATTGGTAACAACTCCTACTTTATCGGCAATAGACTTAGTAAGACTATAATGACCTTCACGTTTATACATACTTGCTTCCATTATAGATGAAGCTATAGCATAAGATGATGATTTATAATACTCTTCAAGAACCATCATGAATGTACTCAACTCCATATCATCAAATTTCATAGTAGAATACTTGCCATCACTGTAATTATAGGCTCCTGTATAGAAATCATTCTTGCACTGATATACTGTCTCTGTTACATTGCCAGAAGCATCTGCTGAACTTATAGAAATACATGGCATTGTAGATCCAAACTCTACACCATCAGATACTTTAAATAAACCCTGCTTTGTTTCAATACATACATTATGAACATCATCATCAGCAAGTAATTTATTCTTGATCAAATCAAGAAGAATCTTAGCTTTAGTAAATGAGATATAAACAGATGCCTGATTATCATTATCGTATGAAGCATACTGATCATTAGATCCTCCAGAAAGTTTATTAGCTATAGAAATCTTCATTAATCTATTAAAGTAACTAATGGAGATTCTTGTCTGACTAACTTCTGATTCTGGATTAGAAAATGAAATAGGTGTATAAGTTGTATTAGTGGGCTGATTATCGTTATTATTATTGCTATAGCTTTTAAATGACATAGTTAAATCCTCCTTAGATAATATTATTAAGTTATTTTTATTTAATTCCATGTAATATACAATGTAAAATAATACAAATAATAATGAACAAGATCTAAAGTATTATAAAGTTATATAAAGTGACTATAAATAGGGAAGCAATTAATGCTTCCCTATATAATTTATCAATCTGGGTATATAACTGTAAGCATTGAATTGGTTAAATCTTTAACACTTTTCTCTTTAGCAGCCTTTTGTCTTACATCATAAAGCTCCTGCAATGTATCCACAACCGACTGTCGTTCTTCATTTGATAAATCTTCAGATAAATAATCCTGTAGGATAGCAATATCAGAATTAATTGTTCTAATTATATATAAAAGATCCTCTTCTGTTTGTGCACATCTTAATCTTAAATTAAGTTCATACACATCATTCTTAATTGATCTGATTCCTTTAATTTTAAATTCATTAAACTTCTTTGAGAATCTGCTTGCTACTGCATCAATAACACCTTCAGAAATAGGATCATCCATATTATTAAGTAATCTTAAAGCATAATCAATTTCTCTCTTCTCTAACTGAGATGACGTAAGCTGTTTAGCTTTATTAAGAGTATGAATTGCAGGGAGTCTTCTTACTCCAAATTCTGTTCTTAATCTTAATACCCAACTAAGAGTAATAAAACGATCATCTATATCTTTATTCATATATACAGAAGAATGCATGATCTTTCTCATAGCCGTTTCAAGATATGGTCCATACCCACAACTAGTAACGAATGCATCAGCAATTAATTCATCATTATTATATCTTGTAAATAAAGAACCAGCTTTCATTACTGCATCCTTTAATGCATAACCAAGTAATTCTTTATACCCCTTGGATGCTCTAAGATCAGCATAATCTCCAGTAGCAGCAAAATATAAATCGACTTGTTTACGTACTTCATCAATAGTTTCAGTATCATATACAATATGACCAATCTCATGTAATAATATTGCTGTAAGCTCTTTTTCATCCAAAGCAAGCATTGGATCAAATAACTTGGAATCTAATTCAAGATAGTATTGCTCAATAGGTTTTGTTTTTTCATTACCAATCATCTCTAAAGCATCATCACCATTAAATAATGGGTATACTCTCATACCGAAAAACATCTTATCTGTATTTACAGTATACAGAATATCTCTACATTTTGCTTTAGAAAAGAATCTGTTTATTTCATTTTTTAATTTAGATAATGTACTACCAGAATGATCTGCATCCAGATTAGACAATAACTTTTCCATTATAGAAAAATTAAAATTACTTGCTGTCTTTTCCATTATTAATATCCTCCTTAGACGATAATGTATTTGGTGTCGTAACATTCTTATGCAACACAGGATCATAATGAGTATATACAGATCCTAAATCATTCATAGGGTAGTTATTCTTTGGTTTCTCTAATGAATAATCCATATTTACAACAGAACGTTTATCTATTATATTAGACAATTTTAACACCTCCTCAAACAAATAAGTTTTATTTATTTGTTCAATCTATGCTCTTGGTATAAAATATATCCAGGTAGGATAATACCTACCTGGATATCTAAATCTAAAAACTAATCTGTTGTAGGAAGCTCATTCGGAGTAGCTACATTCTTTCCTGTTGCTGCATCATAATGTGTATATACAGAACCAAGATCGTTGTTAGCATACTGCGGTCCAATCGGATCAATTGCAGGAAGATGCTCACGTAATCCACTCGGATTAGCAACAAACAATCTACCCTGTACCGGCTGATAACTAAAGAATTTATATCTCTGGAATGCTGTCAGTGCCGGAAGCGCCGGATTCTCAGCATCACGGATCTCATTACTGATATACATCTGATAATCATACAGACGATATACGATACGATCAGTATTCTTCGGAATCAAAAGTACAATAAGGTTATCATTTGTAAATAACTTATCTGATGACAGGAAGTTGTAAACTCTATGATCAGAGCTTACTACAGTCTTCTTAAAGTCAAGCTCAATCGGTCCTACACTTGTAGGAGTACTATAACTATACTCTACAGGAGTAATCTGACGGATAATTGCAGGACGACCAATAATGCAAATCTGCATATTCGGGTCACGAAGAACAGTAAGTAAGCCAGTAATATACTGCTCAAGAGTGTTCATGAATGTACGCTGTAACCACTCAAGATGATCAGAGTAATATCCCTCTCTCGGAGCGAAATCAATTGTCTTAGCAAGCTTATGCTCATCATCCAATCTCATGAATGACTCATCGAGCTGCTCATGAATATCATCATCCTTAACATTCTCAAGAATATCCTTGATCATGCTCATGTACTTAGTAACCTGATTAATTCCATAAGAAGCTCCGATATCCTTTACCTCCTCAGGAGTGATCGGAATGGTAATTCCATCATTCTCAGGAATCTGTACGAACGTTGTACGCTCTGACCACTCTACGCGGTTAGTCTTAAGCATACGAGAAGATGCATCATAACGAGCCCAAAGCTTAACAGCCTTGATCTTTCCACCAGAGTTGATCTCAAACATATTATCCATCTGAGTAGCAAAGATAGAGTCATGGAATGCCTCCTGCTCTCCATCAGCATTTGTTACCAGAATATCTACAGGCTTGGTGATAATTCTGTTGTACTCACCATATCCCGGATTGAACTCGGCGATCCATGGCTTCCAAACAAGAGCCACACCATCTTCAGATGCCTCACTCTCAGTGATCTCACCGGTAGAGGAATCAATGGTAATAACCTCAGTTCCAGCCTCAACATAATCCTCAATAGCAACAGCAGAAATATGAGTTGCTACAGACAAATTGTGACTATGACGATCTACATGGAAATACTCATTCAGAATATCAATTGTCTGCATCTCAGGAAGAGCAATCTCAACCTCGATCGGCTTATTAGCTGACTTCCAAGCTGCAAAGATCTGATTCTGTTGGTTAGCAATATCAATCTTCTTTCCTTCTGGAGTAACCATAAATCTGGTCTCCATTGTCTCTGTCCATGACGGACTCTTAGCAACAAAACGCGGTACTGCCTGAGCAAATACACAATTCAGCATAAGATACTTATGCATCGGAAGTGACAGACCTACCAACGGGTTATAACTAGCCATACCAATATTTCCGTTCTCCTGTACAGCCTGCATATCTGAGGCGAACGCTTCATTCATCATCTTCTGATGATCTTCATATTCCTCAGTACTCATCTGTTCTTTACAAATTGCAGAATTCTCTACGAAGAATCTCTGCAAAGCGTCGCGATTACCAGGAATGGACAGTGCACGAACTGGCTCAAATCCATAATCTACGCGATTTTCACGAAGCATGTTCTGCTGCGTATCCATAAATGAAGCAGCATATGCATACATGGGATCTTTCGACATATTACCCATGTTAGGATTTTTTCTTTCTCCTACAACTGGCATAATTAAATTTACCTCCTTGTAATTATTGAATAAAGTTAATTATTTATATAAATAATTAGGTTATTCTTGCCTAAATATTTACTATATTGTTAGAATTTACTGTTCTGGATTTGTTTGTTTTACTGGTTTTTGTATCAATCCTTTTAGCATTGAATTAACTTGCTGGAGCATTAATAAACACTGTTTATAGTTGGATAAATTTTCTACATAAGTTCTAGCAACATAAGTTGTGGTAATTGTATAATTTACAATATCCTTAAGCTCTGTTAACTTTTCCTCTATAAAATCAATAATCCTTATATTATCAAATGTCTTATTAATCTTTTCTACATCCTGAATTATAGTGTCTACAGTTCTATATAGATCAATATAGTTTCTTAAGAGTTCAGCATTCTTAATAGCCATCTGTTGTGGGGTTAAATCAGAGAATAGATTCTTTTCCATTGATGCTAAATCTTTAGGATTGTCGTCATCTTCGGCATTATCCCCTTCAGAATCATCATTGTTCTCATCATCGCCATTATCAGCATTATCGTCATCGCCAGTGTCGTCTCCACCATCATCATCAGTCTCGGCAGTATAGTCGGTAGTTTCTCCACCTCCTCCACCACCACCGGTAGTTCCACCACCACCAGCATCGTCAGTACCTTCATCCCCCCCAGTGTCATCTCCATCATCTTCTGTTTCTGCTGTATAGTCAGTGGTCTCTCCATCATCTCCTCCACCTTCATCGTTAGTGCCTTCATCTCCGCCTGTATCATCACCACCAGCATCGTCAGTACCTTCATCCCCTCCTGCTTCAGTATCATCGTCATCTATATCTTCGGCAGTATAATCAGTTAGATCATCTTCATCTCCTCCAGTACCACCACCTGTATCATCATCTGTTGCTGGAGCATCATCGGTTGATTCATCATCTTCTCCTGTATCATCAGTATCTTCTGTGGGTTCTGTATCATCTCCACCTTCATCGGTACCAGTATCATCATCTGGAGTATCTAAATCATCATCAGTTTCGTCAGTATAATCTGTGGTATCATCTCCACTATCTTCATCTGTACCAGTGTCATCTTCAGTATCTGCTGGAACATCATCGGTTGATTCATCATCTTCTCCTGTATCATCAGTATCGTCATCATCCATGTCTTCAGCAGTATAATCATTTAAATCATCCTCATCATCTTCAGGAGATTCATCTTCTGCTGGATCTGTATCTTGCGTATCGTCAGTTGTTTCTTCACCATTGTCATCATTCTGATCTGCTGTATAATCAGTCTGATCATCATCGTCTACATTTTGACCATTAATCTCTAACTCATTAAAGAAAGTTCGAGATTCGTCTAATCCACTAAAATTTAATAACATAATCGAACCTCCTTATCAATCATTAGCACCATTAGGTTTATCAGTAGAATTAGGAACTCTCATGTCATGCTCTACATTCATCTTATACTTAATTCTCTGATGCTGTCTTTCTAGATTTCTCTGAATCTTTTCTAAGTCTCTTACTTTCTTGAGATCATTATTGTTTTCTGCCTGAGAAATGTATCTCTCGCACATCTTAAGCTCAATTTCAATATCATCAAGAACTAACTGCCTCTCTTTATTCTGCATCTTTTTCATACAGATAAATGTACCAAGAGCTCCAATAACAGCAACAGCTGGATTAATAGCCCAAGCCGCACCTGTAGCTAAAGCAAGTTTAATACATTTAGAAGCAGATGGAATAATACGACCTTTAATAACTGCTTCTCTATTACCATTCATTACAGCTTGTTCCATACCCTTAGATACATTATTTACTGAAACATCTATTTCGTTAGATATTTTCTTTTCTTTATCAGATAATTTAAGAGCTGTTCGTTTAAGATTATTGATTGCTAATTTTAATGTATTAGTAAACTCCATTTCTGTTACATAAGTTTCTTCTCCATTAATATTAGCCAACTCTTGTAATGACTTGATATATATCATATTTTCTTTCATGGTCTTAGGTTCATGAGTAGATCCAATATTAGAGAATTTATAGATATTCTCATTAAGACAATCTATTCTCTTAGATTCCTCTACAGAACGATTATTTAATCTACGAAGATTATCTCTTTCTACAGTAAGAGCTTCGCATAACTTTTTACGCTCATGTAATACAGGAACAGTGATAACAAAATCTGTTGCTACATCAATATCATCATTTGATAACTTGAGAATATTATCACAAACCATACCATCTAAGTTATCATCTATAAGTGTTTCTGAAAGTGTAGTCATAAGATTAGCCATTACACAAATAGATGCTCCTGTAGTATATGATGCTTCATCCATCTTTTCATCATCAAAATCAGTATCCCAATCATCATCATCAAAGTCCCAATCATCGTCATCTAAATTATAATCGCTATCGTCAAAATCATCATCGTAATCATAAGCTCCACGCTCATCATTTTCTTCTTCTGAGAAATTATTACGATCATATTCTCTTAACTTCTCAAGATCTTTCTTTAATTCATCTCTATATTTTGTATAGCGATCCTTATCATCATCATTCTTAGCTTTATCAATCTTACCCTTAACAGTCTCTAATTCTTTTGTATAAGCATTAATAATCTTTTCCATCTGTTTACGTTCAAGAGTAAGTTTAATAATCTGATCTGTAATTAATGTAACTACTCCCAAGATAGGATTAATTGCTACAGTACTTATGATGAATGAAGCTCTAATAATACTAAAGATAGATGGAAGTTCATTAATAATCTGAAATGGAGTTCTAGTAAAGATCTTATTAACTAATCCTTTCAAACTAATAATATTCTTATTACCATCCTTTTCTTTAGCACAATTATCTCTGAACTCATCTACCATCTGTTTAACTTCTTCATCACGCTTCTCTTCTGGATTACCATGCTTAGCATTATATTTAAGCATTTTATTAACTTCTTTAACATCTTTCTTAACCTGCTTCTTAGCATGTTTGATATCATTCTTCTTCTGATTTAGAGTCTTTTCCAAACTCTCAGTAAACATATTTAAATCATTTCCAAATCTATCAGGATCTATAAAATCTATACTAGTATCTTCATCACTTACAGGAATTTGCCACATATACGCAGAATCATTAAAATCACATTCTTCAAATAATACAGATGATGTAGAAAGTGATTTAATATCAGAGATATCATGCTCACTTAATCCTTTACGGAAAATAAAATAATCTGTAACAGATTCAATTATCTTCTCAGGTTCAGTATAGATATGATTCTTAGCAAGACTATAATATGAAGTCTCTAATGCGGCACTATATCTTGCTTTAAATGAAGAATTATATTGATCGACACATTCTGCTATATCATAGCATGTCTGATAAATATCTCCCTCATTAGATTCTACTATGTAATCAATATCAAAATTCTTAGAAATCTTAGAGTAATTCTCTAATACTCTATCACATTGTTTAGCTTTAGATGCTGCTTCATATAGCATATTAAAATACTTATCTACTACTTGCTCATTAGCAACTCCTGTAGAACCACCACCAGAAGCTATTCCAGCTTTAGTAATGGTATTAGTAATATTTCCTATAGCAGATGTAATAGCATTGTTTACATTACCAAGCTTATTATTAATCTTAGTAGTTATTTTAGTTTTTAATCTTGAATTCTTATACTTAATAGAATTCATTAACTGTGTAGCATCTCTAACTTTATCTACATTTTCTAACAAAAAATAACACTGAGTCCTAATTACAGACTCATTAGAATTAAGGAATAACTCTGAAAATACATCTAACGCTTTATTAAATGCAGCATTAGAATTCTCTGAAAGATTTTCTAAATTCTGAATGGTATTTATTGCATTATTCTCACAAAATACTCCATTCTCAGTATAGATTCTAGACTCACCAATTACAGAACCTTTGGCTTTAAATTTATCGGTTCTCATACTCTGACGTCTATTGATATCATCAATAGTAATCTTCATATCATAACCTCCTTTCACCGGTTAGTATTACTATAAAGTTAACAGATTTGGTACCCACTCTAGAACATAAATATAAGTATCGATACATATAAAAATCCTAGGAGGTAATGAATATGAATGATAGAGCTATTGGCAATATTATTCTGGAAGGAGCCAGCACCGCTGAAGATGCAGTGATTACAGATTGCTCTAATAAAAGGGTAATTGCCGAAGGAACACTTCAAGATATGGATAAAGAGAATAGAAATAGAAGAATTTATGCCAAAGCTGATCTAGTACCTGAGATTAATGGTGATCGTATGAAGGAGCTTATTAAAGCTAAACAGTTCTGTGGAGAATATGGTCATCCATTATCTGATGATTTAGTTAGACAGCAGACTATTGATCCTAAGCTTGTATGTGTTAGATTTATAAAAGTTTGGGTTGAAGGTAATTTGATTAAAGCCCAATTTAAGGGAACCAATAATGATTATGGTAGTTATTTTGATGCTGATCTGCGTGAGGGTTGTTTACCAGCATTCTCTTTAAGAGCTCTTGGCACTATAGATAATATACAGGGCAAAGCTTATGTTAAAGGAATCAAAATTATTACATGGGATAGTGTAATTTATCCTTCACATAGGGTAGCTTATACTGAAAAGATTGTTACTGAATCTGCTATAGATGGTAAACCATCATTTGAGAATCAGATAGTTGTACCTGAAAATGATCCCGGAACAATTATTACTATTACTAATAGCGATGCTATGGAAGTAATTAATCGTCTTCAGAGAGAGTCTGCAAACTTAACAACGATTGTTGAAACATTTGATGGTATTTATGATAGAATTGATCTATTAAATGAGAATAGTTTACGCATGACTTCAAGATATGGAGATAAGATTATTGTTAATTTAGAGCAACACGTTAGTAATCTTATTATGGATTATGTATTTAAGATGTAAAAAATAATAAAAAAATTTAAGCCATAGGGTAATTCCCTATGGCTTATGTTTTGACTGTTTACTCATCATCATCAGGTGTTTCTTCGTATATATAACAAATTTTAAATGAGAGAAGTCTTAATGCAGCTTCACTCATATAGCAGCTCTCTACATGATCCATATATTTAGCATCCATATAAGATACAATGTAGCCATTTGCAATCCCATCAAGAGTACTGCATTTAACTCTTTCTATCATTATGATACAATCATCATTAATTTTGATAGTATAAAATTTAATATCTGGAGCATAGTGGTCGTAATCTCTCATTAAAACATTATAGTCACAAAGCCTAATCATATCAGTAGACCATTGGCTTATTGGTGTATTTTTGAACTCATTAATAATACATTTTGTTACATTTTTTATTGCCGTGTAGTTAATATTGGTAATAATCATGATCTTTCTCCTTTAAATAGTTTTTAATGGAAACTTAAACTTATTGCTCTACGTATTGATTCTAAAGCAGATCTGTTATACTCTAAATCCCTTTGTCCGTCTACTTTGACTACATCAACATTAGGTTTAGAGTTAGAAATATATTTATCATTGTCTGATAAATAATCTTTCTCTTTCTTGTTTTCTTCAAACTTTTCAGCCATCTTATTCATCTCCTTTCTATATACACATTATATTTTTTTGACCACCATTTATAACTATAGAATATTCAGAACCTTCATTGTTATACTCTATAGAATTATAATAATGTAGAGAATACTTATAAAAATTATCATAAGCCCATCTGTTAAATGACTCTATATCTATCCAGTACCAATTGTTAATGTCATATGAATTACGTATATATATCTTACTTCCATTTAAAGATATTGATATTCGTATTTTCTTTTTATCACTGGCAATGCTAAGTAAATCATCCTCAATCTTAGAGAAAGTTTTAAAGTCATATACGATCTCTCTTATCACTATGAGATAATGCATAAATATGGATCTTCTTTTATATCCACGATTCACAGGATCATAGACAGATAAACGATTATTATATGATAATGCTATAAATTCTGCCATATCTATACCAAAATTATTCAGAATATCAATCTGATTATTGGCAAGATATATAACTGTTTCTACTTCAACTGCTGATTCTATATTTAATCTATATGAACGATTAGAAGCAATCAACACGTAATCAACTACTTGATCTTGATGATATAATTCATGAATGATTGTCTCTATTATAGTACAATAATACTCATATTCAGAATTAACAAATCTGGATATTACTTGAGGATAGATCTCGACAATATTAGGACTGAACGATGATCCACCTATTTCAGATTCCGCTAAGCACAACCAGTTTATTTTTAGTACTGCTATATTGCATGTATTAATTTTGCCATTATAATAATTAAACACCCTCCTTATAAAATTTTCAACATATTCTTTATTTATCATTTTTTATCACCTCACTTTAATATATAATATATCCTTCAAAGTAATATTGCCAGATTAAACACTTTAATAATATTAAAGGAGGTGCTTAATATGTATAAAGATAGCAACGTTCCAGCAAATAGAATGTCTAAACTCTTAGATAAAATAGAACGTAGACTTGGTACAGTCTTGCTTAATCTTCCTGAGACTATAGGAAAAGATTATTGGGTGCGTATAATTGAAGATGATTCACTCCCAGTGTTTAGTAGATTCTTCCCATATAAAGTTATTACAATTATAGACCATACTTGTGAAAAAGATGGATTCTATTTTATTGATAAAGACTTACCAGAAGGTAGTATAATCTTAGGTGTTAAAGATGTAGATTGGAATGCTTATCGTTGTAATAATGGATATGATAGGTATAACTTCTTATCTACATATGGAGCTGATGAAGTAGCATTGACTCAGGTATCAGCAGATTATATGTCTTTCTTTAATTTAGGAATCTATATAGAATTTTTACCTCCTAACAAGATTAAATTAGTTTCAGTAAATGGATCATCTGTTACTAGATTTAGATCATTTCCACTAGGAGTATTTATTCAGCATCCATCTAATCTTATGACTATATCACCAACAATGATGAATATATTTGAAGATTTATGTACTGCTGATGTAGCAACTTTCTTATATGAACAGCTTAAACACTTTGATGATACTGAAACCTCATTCCTTACCCTTAGTCTTAAATTAGAGACTATTCAGGATTGGAAAAATAAAAGGGATGATATTATAAGTAGATTGGATGAAGCTCATACCACTACAGCAAATGAAGATCAGATATTAATTATGACAGTTTAAAATTACAGGTGGGTAAATCCCACCTGTATTATCTTTCAGTTGCATTTACTTTGCTAAAGAAAGAACTATTATTTGAATTATTGTAATTATTTCTATTACCATTTTTAGGTAATGAATTAAATGAAACATAATTAGTTCCATTTTCTGGTCTGCCTAAATATGATAATAATCCTTGAGCTGCAAGATACATATTGAAATTAGATATAAAGTAATTAAACGATAAGAATTTATTCACATCAATAAAAAAATTTACTGCATCACTATTCATATAAAATCTAACTCCAGTTATATAATTACCATTATCATACTTTACCACCGCAGGTTCTATCTCAATATATTTACCAAATGATATATCTATTTTTTCACTATATGTTTTAGTTGGTACCATTGCTCCATTACTACTTTTGGCAAATATTGATTTGGCTCCGGTAAACCATTTTGATGCTTTATTCAATTTAAATTGTAAAAAATATATGTCATTCTGTGTAATCTGAATTTGATCTTTGAATCCATTATTATCTTTCCTTACTGATTCTATCTGTAAGAAATAATCAAAATCTCTGTTTATGCTTACAGCAAATCCATTCTTAGCAGAATATCCAAATTCTTTATGATAATTTTCTTTACCTCTATTTTCTGTATATCTATTAAGTCTTACTACAAACTTAACTACCCAATCTTTGTTCAACCAAAATACTGTATCTGAAATACGGTCATAATCATTATGAACTATAGTAACCATCTCAGCCATCATAACACCCTCTATCAATACTATCATTACTTAAAAGTTTTACACTATATAAAATCAAAAAAATAATACTATAGTTAGATGGATTGATCGGGCAAGGATTAACCTTGCCCAAATCCATCAAAGTAGTAGTATGCCGAAAACTGTTAATCGTCCTCAAGAGTTACAAGAGTAAGATTAACGAAACTGTCAACTTCTTTAAGGTATTCGTCTTTGCTATTATACAATACACGAATATACTTCCCTTCAATGTTAGAGTCGATTCTGAAGCAGAAATCAAACTCTTCTTTCTGATCTTCAGGAATTTCGATCTCCGTCATAAATATATTCTTTTTTGTACATTTAGCATCCCATTCTTTTAACGCTTTAGATACGGCTCCATTTGTAAGTAACCAGAGAAGGCAATCTACCTGTTCTCTGGTTGTACCATTATGCCTTCCTTTGATAAACTTATAATGTTTATTCAATTTATTAACTCTCTTATCAAGAGTTGCTCCAGGCATTGGATCCTTCCTTTTTGCATTGGTAGGATTGTAGTTTGAATAATTAAGTTTACCAATATTTCCATATTGTTGTGGTGCAAACTGCTTAATTGGTGCCGGATAATATGGATTACCGAATGCATCATACATAACCTGCTGCTGATACTGCTGTGGTACAGGCTGCTGCTGACATGAATTAGCATGTTCATGATGATGGTGTCCGCAGCATGGATTTACATGCGCAGACTGCTGTGGAGGATTATTATCTTCTCTAACAATGAAGTTATTGATATTAAATCCTAATCCTCCTAAATCCTTGTTAGCACTGGAATTCTGATGTACCGTATTAATCACCTGATCAATACTAGGATTGCTTACAGGCTGTTCAACAACGGCTTCTTTTTCTTTAGATGGTTCCTGCTTGGACTGTTGCTTTTTAAGCGGCTCATCCTTCTTCTTAGAAGTTTCTGCCTTGTTAGTTTCATCCTTCTTAGGCTGATCCTTTGGAGCACTGTCAACAATCAATTTAACTGTTCCCTGATTATTTGTCCCCTCATTATACTGATTCTCTAAAGACTTATCAGTAATCAATTTAACTGTTCCCTGATTATTAGATTCTTCTTCCATAAATGAAAGAACAGAATAAACAATGTTGCAAAATTCTGATAAGCTAATAACTCGTACATTCTCCAGTTGTTTATCAAGACATGCAAATGCATCAACGATATCAACACCATTCTTTAATGCATTATTGATACTGAAAGCTACAGAAGCAATATTTAATTTACCTTCTCTATAACTATCCTGTACTTCATCTGCAAACTGGACATTTGCGTTGCTAAATCTTAATGTTGCACTCTTTGCAATATCTACTACATTTTCTTTTCTCATTTTATTTTCCTCCTTTTTAATAATGCATACTACTTTATTACTCCTATATTATACAATTAAAAATAATATTATTAATTCATTTTTTAAACACTGGCATACACATTACTTTCTTAACTTTGTACTTATCCCTTATAACAGCAGCTCTTTCTTGTATATCTATATCTGGCATTGCTACATCTCTACATGATTTAGCATATGTAGAGAATACAGGTTTCTTAGCAGAATAGTATCTTTTAGTAAAATAGAATCCTTGATCTACTAAATCAAAATAGAAAGTATCATTAGCTCTACATCTACCAAGAGTTTGTCTTGCTAATACAGAAGACTTAAATGGTTCAGCTAAATTTATAGTACAACACAAGTCTGCTATATCTTGAGCAGCACCGCAAGATTTAGTTGTAGATAATATGATCTTCTTATACAAATTTAACTCTTTAGTTTCTTTTTCAGATAAACTAGTATACACCCCCACGCTATTAACTAAAAATGGGAAATCTTGAATTATGTGATCTCTAACTCTCATAATGCCTGCGTTGGTGCCTATATAAATAAGAATCTTGCCATTCATCGGTAAAACCATTTCTATTAATATAGTTACCATATCTAAAAACATAGGTCTATTTACTATATAATCAACATATCTATTTCTATCAAATCCATAAGCATTCTTACATTTATTTATATCCATAGGTGATGGGTGTGAATTAAAATGGAAAGCTACATAATTAACATGTGGATCAGTATCTTCATTAAATAAGACTATAGATGGAATATTTTTAAAATATAATTGATAGATACTATTCTCATCTTCATTAGATCTTTCTGGTGTAGCGGTAAGATATATAGTCTTCTTTGTATTTGAATGGTAATCAATTTTTGACATGTTATCGAAATACAAATGAGCCTCATCAAATACTTTTAATGAGCATTTTAAATACTTAAAAAACTCATCTACTTTATCCCATCCATTCTTATCTCCATAAGATTTTATAGTAGAATGAGAAACTAAGAATATTTGATAATCTAATGGATTTCTACATTGTAATTTGGATATAGATCCTGCTCCAGAAACAGTAAATATCTGATTATCATTCAATGGAGTATACTCTAATATTCTAGCTCTCCATTGATCTAACCAATTTAATGAGCTAGTAATAATTATAGCTCTAGCTCCAGTAAAACATATTGCTCCTACAGTGACAAATGTTTTACCAGATCCAGTTGATGAATTTACTGACAATTGGGATTTAGTTCTTGTATATATATATTTACCATCACCAATTAAGAACTTTAATATCTCTACTTGTCTATCATCTTTAGTAAGATACTTTATAGGTATAGGTTCAGTATCCACATATGGATCACATTGTTTATCAACAATAGCATTGCAGCAAAACATATTCTCCAAATAACCAATATCTAATCCTCTTGGAACTATAAGTTTTCTTTTTTCATCATCATATTCAATAAATCGTATAAATGATGTATGTCTTAATTTATCATATACTGAAAAACAATATTCTAACCTTGGGCAATCTCCCATGTCATAATTATTTATTTCTATTCTAGAATGTTTTAATACTACTTTATTTTGCATTATACCTCACCTCTCAGTATTAGTCATTATTATTAAGTCTGTATAGTGATAAAAAATAATAAACTGTGGGAATTATATCCCACAGTTTATCATCTGTTAAATTATTTTGCCTCGTTTTTATCTACAATTTTAACCATATCAATGGTTTTAGCGTAATCTCTAATATTAACATCTTCTTCATCTACTAAAATATCTTCCTGCATATATACCTGTGGCTGTTCATGGAAGAATAGATCGAAGAATGATGGTGCGTTCTTAGTAAATGTTAATGGGTTATACAATACTTTATTGAGATCTTTATAAAGTAATGATACAATAACGCTAGGATTATTTGTAAGTGCTTGATTAAGTGTAAGAATCCTATACTGAGCATTAGGATCATTCCAATTTGGTTTCCTCAAAATGTCATCTTTGCTAACAATTTGATTAGCCAAAATAACCTCAAGATGAATAGCATCAACATCAAGATTTCCTTCAATTACTAAATCGACTATAGACTGTAATGCTTCATCTTTAGTCATATTCCCAGTAATATCAGATTTGTTAAGTATATTGATAATACCATCCATTGTCTTGGAGATCTCACTGTTATTGATTTTGATATAAAATAATGGTTCATCCTGTAAAGAATCTAAAGGAATATTTACTTTATTATCATCATTCTTAGCTTTTCTTCTAATAATAGAATTAAGCTCGTTAGAGATATATAAAGACTCATCAGATTCAGAACCAAATTTTACCATATTACCATTAGGATATTTGATATAGAAATGAGTTATATACTCATTATAAGTAATACTGTCTTCAGCATCAATCTTATTTCCGTCATCATCATACTTAACAGTATCTTCTTCATCATTAACTAAGTTTACATCATCTGGATCTATAATCATTGTATATTTTCTAAGATCTGGAATACTGTCTTCTAAGTCGCTTATAAGACTAATACTATTTATATCAATCTCAAATAACTGGTCGAATTCTTTATTCCACTTAGTAACAATAATTTTAGTTTCCAAAAGATGCTTAGCTGATAACAAAGTTTGTGTAAGCATTGATGATAAGATCTCAGCTGCAATCTTGCCGACATTGATGTCTCTATTAGTCCAATATAGATCACCATAACATTTTCTACAAATACCATGACCAGAAGATAAACTGGCACATGTCATTGGAGAGTGTAAGAAGATAGTCTTCCCTATGAGAGAAGTATCTTTATCATCTAAGATATGATCCATTCCAAAAGGATTATATCTGAAATTACGATTCTTAACCATGCTAAGATGTTTAGCCGTCTTTATCTCAAATCTGATAAAGTGTCTAGACATACACTGATATGTTTCTATTGGATTAAGTATGGTGTCTGTATTATTTAATCCAAGTAATCTAGCAATGTCTCCAGAGTTTCCTACATTGATTTTCGATAACTTCTGAGCAGTTCTTGCAGTTGATGATTCAATATAGAAAGCTACAGGTTCATTAACACCTCCATTGCTAAATGATTTATTTATAATATATGGGTATACAGTATCATATACTGATTTGGTTCCAATATTAATTCTAGACTCTTTATACTGTCTAGGATTGATTGCCTCGGATGCTCTGAATGAATTCGTTAACCCATGCTCATAGCCAATATACTTTTTAGAATTCTTTATGATTTCAATAGTTCTATCTGCTATAGCCTGACCAGCATCCTTAACATCATTGATAGGTACATTTGCAAATGATGTATGCATAAGATCATAATACTCAGGACATGCTTCCATGAGAGCAATATCATCTTCATTATTAATAGTATTTGCTAAATAATATGCAAACGGCTCTATCTGTGAGAAGTTCCAAGTTCCATCAGCAATAATATTATTAAGTTCATAATTGCCGATACTAATCTTGTTATCTATTGTAAGCACATAATCATCTATAAACTGTTTGATATTTTTGCGCTTTAATTCAGGAGACCAAAATATATTACGTGGACTGATCTTGCCATTGGTTTTTAAGATCATACTCCACATGAATAAACAATACCAATAATCTATGAATGATAATTCGCACCAAACATCTCCTCCCCAAGATATAGTAATCTTGGTATCATGTACATAGTCTGTTTCGATACCATCTTTTAATATATTGCTTATACCAATAATATGGTCATCAATATTAGATGCAGTAATATCATTTGGCACCATAATTGCAATGGCGCTATATTTACTTACAGCATCTCCGTAAATAAAATAGTTCTTATAATTTTGTAGTGGCTTATACTCCACTATATTAGTTTCTGCCATATTAAATCACTCCTTTACATATACTTTACTTACTTCTTCCATATAATAATATACAACAGAAATCAAATTTTGTCAGTATATATTATATTAAATTGTTTCAGCACATATAAAAACGAAAAGATTTCCCGGTAGCATCTAGCTACCGGGGTCAAGGAGATTTTTGGTAACAAAACTACTTATTAAATAAGTTGGGGAAATTTGTTAAACAAAAATAAAGAAAAACAAATTCTACTAGTTTACATCTGATCATTTTTGATGACAGCAACTTAACTTGTAGATATAATGTAGCCTCCTGCCTGCTACTTACCGGTAGCTATACTAACACCTCTTGAGATTCATTACTGACTACTGGGTCTATGACCTATCTCAATTAGCTACCCCATAATCGGTATCGTTATCCGATCAACGTCAATCCTTAATTAATTCGCTTGCTGTACGAAACTACTCGTCAGGAACATAGAAAAATTCTATGCTATTCCATTGATCATCCTAACTGTAGGCTGGATTCTCACCAGCAGCAGAAATGAAAACGGTATATTGTAAAGGCACGAAGTAAATATACCAAATCGTTACTACATTCACGTTCGGGGTTGGGGTTATGACCGCAAATGCAGTAACGAAGTACTTGTAAACGCTGTAACACATCTACAAGTAAAGCAATAGCAAAAAGGTAATCGTTACTACATTCACACTCGGGTTGGGGGTTGAGCATAAATGCAGTAACGAAATACTTGTAAACGCTATGACACGCCTACAAGTAAAAACTAGAATATTATCGCGATTTATCTAGATAGCTATGCGTTGCTACATCTCAGTTTTTAAATCCATAAACTTTAACCGGTTCACAATCTACAAACCATAGATAACAGGAGAAGCAAGCCATCAAAGAACACCCATTATCCATATTTTATGGATCATATTCTGAACGCCAGTCTTCTCGTAACTGACAACGCCTGTTCGATATATCAACAAGAAACTTCACCCTTAATTTACGCCGGTTACTGCACAGGTTGTTATTCCTTTTTATATTCCCTACATATGTAGGGATGAATCAATGAAAAAAGAGAGACTGCTCGCCCGCCCGCATGTCCGACATCACACATATAGTTTTGGGTTTCTATATGCGGAATACTTAATTAGGATTCGAACCTAGAAACTAATATTTATTATTCCATGCATCCTTTAGCATGATTAAGTAATTTTAATTAGAATAATTATTTCCACTACATACTTGTTATAGTAGTGGTAAAAAAATATTACGGAGGATTTTACTCCTCCGTAAATACCTTAAAATAAAGTGGCTAGTTTATTTCTTGGCTTCATTGAGTTATTGTTGCCCTACTTAGATGTTAGTAATGATTTTATCTTTTTATAACTTGCATTACCATAAATTCCATCCTGAGTAAGACCATACTTTTTCTGGAATGCTTTTAATGCAGTCTCAGTCTTAGCTCCAAATGAACCATCCACACTAATACCAGAATTCATTACATAATTTAAATCATGCTGAAGTAATGTAACCTGTGCTCCACTAGAACCTTTCTTTAAAGTTGGTTTAGCTGCATCAGGAGCGATGCTCTTAGAAGAATTTGTTTTTGTATTTGATTCTAAAGTAGATGAAGAATCATACTTTGGTCTACCATAGCCAGCAATTCTACTATAAGTAAGAAGATACTGTTTCTTTGCAACACAACCGCCATTTGCTACAACTCCAGCACCAGAAGATGTATTACCTTCAATAGTATATATAGATATAGAATCAACTTTATATACTAATCCTGTATGACAAATCTTTCCTGAAGAATTCTTAAAGAATACCTGATCACCAATCTTTGGATTACTAGTATACCAAGCATTTTTCTTCTTATACATATCAGCAGACGCTATAGTATAATCATTAAAATCTCCAGCAAGAAGTTTCTTAGCATTAGTAATACCATATGCTTTATAAAAACACCAATCAACAAAACAATCACACCAGAATGCTGGGTAATCCATTACTGAAGGATAAATCTGATGCATCTCTTTTCCATATTTAGTATAATTCTTATCACCTGCATTGGCTGTCTTATCATATAGATCTTTGTCGCTTTCTTTTTCAAGATAACCAACTTCTGCTTCAGCAATTTTTATAACTTTATTTACAGTATTAGCCATATTATTATACCTCCTTTAAAGATTAAATAAAAATATAGCGTTATTGCTATTAATTTAGTGTTGTTTATTTGAGCGAAGTATTTGCGGTAGGATAAACCCTACCGCTTTACTCCAGCAATTTATTAAAAGTAAATTAATTTATTTTACATCTTAATCATTGGAAGTGCAGGCATCTTACGCATTGCTTTAATGTGCTGCTTCTGGCTTCTCTTTGCTACAAGACCAGCCTTATTACCATACTTCTTAAAGATTGCATTACGAAGCTTACGCTCCTTAACTCTATTAAGAGCTAACTGATGGAATAATGGATCATTCTTTTCCTTAGCAATTACGATAGATGCTAAGTGAGCTCTACGTGTCAAATCATCATCCTTATTAAGACGAACGTATGTCTTTTTACTCATCTTTCTAGCTTCATCTAATTTCTGTAACTGACCTGACTCCATGAAGTTATTTAATGCTTCCTCTCCGCCATCAAAGTATACCACAGATTCAAGAGCTGACTGCATCATAATATTCTCTACATCTGATGCGATAGCTTCGATACCTTCTGGGGTATCCGGATCTTTATTAAGTACTTTATCTAATTCATCTGAAACTGGGTTGGACATGCCAGCACCACACTCATCTTCTTTTAAAAAAATCATATTTAATTTTCCTCCTTATAATTTTATTTATAATTCTCAGCTGAATTATTTACTAAGATGTTGTTAGCTGAGGTTTATGATTTTTTATTCGAGCTTAAACTTTGAAGTAATCATATATTATAATTATGAATAAAAAGAAAGGAGATTTTATATGGAAATACAAACAGATAGTATTAACCTAAAACCAATCCAGGAGTATCGTCAAATAATGATTGATGGTTTAAGACATTCATTTCCGGGATTGAATGTGGAAGAATTATCTAAAGCAATTGATTGGTCTATTAGTAATAGATTATATAATGGGCCAGCAGTCTTAGATAATAATTACACTAAGCAAAAAGCAAATGGAACGGTTCTAGATATATTACGTTATATAGAAAGACTAGAACCAATAAAGACATCTAGTGGGGTATTATTTAAACAAAGCAAAGAAGCAGATAATCCATTTGATAGAATGATAGCTGGATTTCTAGAGAAGCGAGGTCAATATAAGGATAAAATGTTTAAATACCCCAAAGGTAGTTATGAATTCGCTAAGTATAATCTATTTCAAATACTTGAGAAAAAGAATGCTAATGCTTGTTATGGATGCTTAGGAGCTCCATCATCAATGTATTATAATATATACGTAGCGGAAGCAGTAACAAGACAGGGAAGATCATATATATCTTGTAGTATTACTCTATTTGAATCATTGCTTGCTAATAATGTGAAGTTTAATAACTTAGATGAAATTATCACATTCATTAATAATGTGGAGCATGAGAAACCAAATAGAAAGTGTTTAGATAGTGCTATACTTGATATGGATATTACTGTAAATGAATGTTTCTATAAAGTAATGACTACTGTAGATCCTACAATATGGATTCCTACAGAAAAAGAGATGAGTCTTGTATATGAATATATTAGAGGATTATCTCAAGAAGATATAAACAGAGTATATTATAAGAATAACTTATATACGTTCTGTGATCTACCAATTGTTTCAGATCTTATCATTAAGATTCTATCTAAACTTGGAGGACCAACTCAGTTTGAATCTGATGACCCTAATAGTAAGATAGTAAATAACTTATTCATGAATCCTAATAAACCACCAAAAGCAATTAAGGAAGATCTTGATATATTCGTAGATATGATTAAGGAGTATGTATATTATCCACACTTTTATATAGACAAATTAGATCGTATAGAATATATGCAAAGAGATGTAGTTTGTCTTACTGATACAGACTCAACAATAGTATCATTTGATGCTTGGTATAGATTTATACTTGAAAAGGTATATAATTTAGATATGCCTATAAAGCATGAAAAATTTGATATGGTGGAAATTATAAAAGCTGATGAATTTGGAGATCTTGATAAGAAGGTTATGTGTAAAATTGTAGATCCTAGGTTTGATTATGATTTCTATACAGATGAAGAAATAGAAACTCGAAGATATATAGAGCCTGCAAAAGTTGTGCCACAGGATATGCTTAAGTTTGGTATTATAAATATAATAGCATATGCATGTAGCGCATTAGTAGTAGATTATCTTAGTGAGTATTCTAAACTTTCTGGTACTTATGTTGAAGGTAGGAAGTGCGCACTTGTGATAAATCTTTGTCACCTTATAGCAGTAATGCTGTGAGTAAAACTTTGTGAAATGCTGGAAAGTGCTAAAGCTCGAATGCCTATATGGAATCGAAAGATAGAAATAAGTTTCGAGATGGACTATGGTGAAATAAAAGCTTTGTATATTTTGAAGTAGGATATACAAGGTCCTAAGGTCTATTAACAATGTACGATCAGCAGATTGGATTGGATTGATTAAATAAATTAATAAAGGTGGTGATATTTTGCCAAAAAAGAAAAGAAAGCCTAGAACAACGCCTAGAATAGAACTAGATTTTAATAAAGTATACTCTTCAAAAAGGGATGGAGACTATATACTTTTAGAAGAGGTCAAAATAGAAAATGATAGTAATAGGCATATATTAATAAAATTTCTGGATACAGGCAATGAACAATTAGTACACCCATCAGAAATATACCATTGTATGATAAGGGATAGAAAGAAACATGGTATAGATTATGATAAAGTTTATAGTAGTAATAACTTTGGAGATTTTGTCATTATTAAAGACGCTGGAAGTAGAAAACAAGGGAATCATTCCCATAAATTAGTTAAAATAAAATTTCTTGACACCGGAAGTGTAAAAGTTGTAAGATTAGCTGATGCTTTGGTTGGTAATATAAGAGATGATTATAGACCAAATGTAGCCGGAGTAGGTTGTATAGGAAATGCTTCTAGTTATCATCCAGCATATAATGTATGGAATAGCATGTTGCAGAGATGTTATTGTAAAACTGATGCTAATTATGTAAGATATGGTGCTAAGGGAATTACAGTATGCGAAAGATGGCATTGTTTTGAATATTTCTTAGAAGATTTACCATACATTGATGGTTATAATAATTGGTTAAATAATCCTGAATTATACCAATTAGATAAGGATTACAAACAACAAGGAATTCCTTATAATAAAAAAATATATTCTTTAAAAACTTGCTGTTTTATTGAAGACTATAATAATGTAGCATTAGCGACAAAATCAAAAAATAAATATATTGGTGTTACTAAATTAATAAATGGGTATAATTCCAATATTACAGTTTGTGGAATAAATTATAATTTAGGTAGCTTCATTAATAAAGATGATGCAGCAGCTGCATATAATAATGCAGCAAATTACTTACGTAATAATAATTTAGTATTAAATGATGTACCATACGTTGATCCAGAAATTTTAGATACAAGAAAAATACGACACATAAATATGTGCAGAATAGTATAATAAACCCAAATAATCAATCCAATTTAATCCCAACGACTATCCCCATATGGGCTGTGAAATTCAGCAACAGGAGTAGGGCCTATGAAATTTATAGGTTGGTGAAAATCCATTAAATCCAAGCGCAAAGCATCCTAATAGGTAAAGCTAAGGATGAAGATATAGTCTACGCTCTTAGAGAAATACTAAGGTAAATTCCTCAGCCTACACAAACTGTAAGCTGACGAATGTTCAGGGAAGAATGAATACTACTTCAGTAGAGCATTATTAACTTCACATAGAAGAAATTATGCCAGTTATCAAATTCTACAAGAAGGAAACATTATACCAGAAAGTGAAAGATTATCTATAGCAGGTTTACCAATAGATAAATCTACATTACCAATAGATATTAAGGATGAGTTTAAAAGAATTATTTGTGAAGATATTATGAAGGCTGATAATATGGATCAGATAGGGATAATGAAAAAACTTATACTTATGGAAAACAAAATCTATAAGAGTATTATGAATAAGGAAACTAAATATTATAAACCTGATAATGTAGCTCCAATTAATTCATATGCTAAAAATCCATTAGAGGTGAATGGCGTAGTAGCATGTCTTATTTATAATGAAATGAAAGATGATGATATGCAAGCTATAAATCTTGAAGAGAGAAATGCTATTATTAAAATCAAAATTGACGTTGATAAGAAAAACGTTGATAAAATTAAAGATTTATATCCTGATAAATATACTAAACTTGTTAATCTTCTTAATCATCCAACACTTGGATCTAAGGTTAATATAATAGCATTACCATTAGATACAGCTGTACCAGATTGGGTATTAGAGTTTGTAAATTTTGGAGAAATTATTAGTGATTCTTTAAAGAATTTCCCTCTTGGATCTATTGGATTAAATCGTTTAGATAACGATAGCGTAAATGTATCAAATATTATTCAGTTATAAAACAAAACATATCGGGGCTAGGCTATCAAGCCTAGTCCCAGGATGTTCTTCAACACTATTCTTTTTTATCCATCTGAGAATTATGAATTATAAAAAGGATAATATCTACCTTAAGATATAAACTTCGTTCATTAATATATTGTCAGTTTATTTTCTTCGTCAATATCAACTTTTAATCCAATAGTTAAAGCATGACGAGCAATCTGCATATATTCAGCCGGAATAGATTCTTTATCATATATATTAGTATCAATCCCATCCTTTAATCCAGAGTATACTTCTGCAAGCTGATCTGGAGTATACTTTAAATATCTATCCTCTCTAAACTGATTGAATCCTTCTGCAACCCCAGCAAGTATATAATTCATTACAGCATATGGAGTATATGTATGGACAATAGTAAATATATCGTCTAACTTAAGACCCTTTTCAAGAGCTTTAAGAATAACCTGAAGCTGTGTCTCATTAAGTTCCATACATTCCTTATAGAAATCAATTACCCTTTTAGCATTTCCAAGATATTTTATAAAGTCATTTACCATTAATAATTTGCTTGAATTGATTTCTGCAAGCTCTTCAATAAGAATATCCGGATTTTCGTCTACTAATGTAGTAGCTGTCTCGATCCAATCTGATGTAAGATACGGATTTTGTAATAATTCTGATATAAGTTGCTGTTTTGATTTGTTCATATAAACCTCCTTATAATTTTTTATTTAGTGTCGGTTAAGCTTATAGCTTACTACAAAGTTTTACGATTTTTATTTTTATATAGATCAGTATAAAACGCCTAGTCTGGACATTGATTTAAAATATTTAGTAATGAAAGGAGGATAAATATGGCTTATGGTAATGTAATAACACCATCATATGTAGTTAATTATCATCAAGGTCAAATGGTACAGCAAAGAGCAGCTCCCAAACAAAGACCTCAGCCACAACCTATAAGGACTGTATATAGTCAAAAGACAACTAAGAACAAAAGCTTCTTAGATATGCATCATTATCTTAAATCCATTGGTGTAAATAATAATGAATTTATGCTTGCCTTATTAGATCCTGACTTAGATGGAATTGACCCTTATGATCCAAATTTAAATGCCTATTACAAACAGAAAATATTAAGAGAATGCATATGCAATTATTGGTATTTCCTCAGAGAGATAGTCAAATTACCATCATCAGGTGCTAAACCTATGCGTTTTAAACTAGATCGTGGTAATTTAGCTTATAATTTTTGTGCATCTCTTAATATGAATATATTTCTTGAAGAGCCTCGGCTAATAAAATAACCCATCTTATATAGAAATATATAGGATGAATCTCTTTTAATTTGCTGGGAAGTGCTAAAGCCATTTAGCCTATTAATAGGAGACGAAAGTCAGAAATAAGTAAATGGATGAGCTATGCTGAGAAAAAGCTAATTTATAATTGGTGCTAAGGCTTGATAACAATGTGCAATCAGCGTCTAAGATTTATTAATTATACTATATAATTTTAATCTTGATAAAGATTATCTTCAACAAGATCTTTATATTGGAGATAGAGTATATTCAAAAGAAACATGTGTTTGGTTAGATAGATCTACAAATGGTAAACTTGCAACAAAAACATTTAATGATGAATTAGATTATGTAGATAAATCTGGGAATTTAAAGAAAGTGACTATGGTTAGTATAATTAATAAATAAAGTTCAACGACTATCCCTCGGATGCGGCTCTTAAAATAATGCATCAATAGGAGTAGGGCTCAAGTGAGCGGGTGAGATCCCCTTAAATCGAAATGGAGAGTTACCTTAAATGGTAAAGATATAGTCTCGACACTTGGAGAAAGACCAAGGAAGTTCATAAGAGAACTGCATAGATTAACGACCTATGTGAAGACACCGAGAGAGGTAAGACAACATCTGTTGCTATAAGGCATTTATATTTATATAATTTTGGTACTACTAATTCTAAAATGGCTTTCCTCCATAAGAATATGGATGGTTCTAAGGATAACTTAGCAACAATGAAAACTATTAGAGATTTATTACCTCAATATTTGGTTCTTAAAGAAAGGATTACACCAGATGGCAAAGTAGATAAAGGTAAAGATAATACTACAGAAATTGTAAATCCATTTAACAATAACCATATTAAAGCATTTGCTTCTGCTACAAATAAAGCAAAAGCAGCATCATTATTACGTGGTAAAGATTTGCCCTATACTATGGTGACATAGTGTAGAATGGCTATTAACGCTGGGAAGTGCTAAGGCTCTCTTGCCTATTATATAGGAGACGAAAGTCAGAAATAAATAGAGAGATGGGCTATGCTGAAATAAAAGCCAATTATTTATAATTGGTGCTAAGGTCTATTAACAATGTGTAATCAGCATCTAATCTTAATATATTTAACCAAATACAAGTAATTAAATATTTTTTATAATAAAGGAGGATATTTAATATGGTGGTAGAAGTAGGGGGAATTTATAAATCTAAAAAATGTGGAGAATATGAAATTTTATGTAGAAACGATCAAGAATCATATAACAAATTTAGAACATGCTATGATATAAAATTCTTAAAGACTAAATATGTTACTACAGTAAGAGTCGATCAAATAAATACTGGCAGTATTAAGGATCCATATTTTCCATCAGTATGTGGAATTGGTTATTTGGGTGAGCCTAAAAATGAGTATAGAGATCCATATATTTATAATAGATGGAATAATATGATAAATAACTGTTATAATGATAAATATCGTAATTATAGTTTACATGGAGCTTTAGGAATTACAGTATGCAAAAGATGGCATTGTTATGCTAATTTTGCAGAAGATATAGAATCATTACCTGGGTATGATGATATGATAAATAATCCTAAAAAAAGATATAGACTAGTAATAGTACAACAAAATACTCCTGAAAATCAAAAAATATATTCTCCAGAAACATGTATTCTTATTAATCAATAATGCTTGGTTAAAAATATTTGATTAGTTCAACGACTATCCCCATATGGGCTGTGAAATTCAGCAACAGGAGTAGGGCTCAAGTGAGTAGGTGAGAACCCTTTAAATCAAAAAATAGCCTACCTCTTATATAAGAGGTAAAGATATAGTCTCAACTCTTAGAGAAATACTAAGGAAGTTCATAAGAGAACTGCGGGAATTAACGACTCTCGTGAAGACAATTGAAATCATTGACTTTGATGTGGTTTGATGAGTATGGATTCCTACCATATAATGATATTATCTACATGAATGGTGCTCCTGCATATAAAACAGCATCTTCAATAGCTAAAGCAAATGGAGCTCCTTATGGTATAACTATAACAACGACTCCGGGCTTCCTCAGCACAGATGAAGGTAAGGAGGCATATGCCATGAAAGAGAGTGCTACTAAATTCTCTGAAACATGGTATGATAAATCATATACTGAATTAATGGATATTATTAACGCTAATACTAAATCAGATTATGTATATATTAGATATACATATCAGCAGCTTGGATGTTCAGAAGAATGGTTTAGAGATGTATGTAGATTACTTAAGAACTCATGGCCTGATATTAGACGTGAGATCTTATTAGAGTGGGCTACAGGTGTTGAAAATTCTCCATTTAAAGAAGAAGACCTAGATACTATAGCAGGCTTAATAAGACAACCTATATCAGAGGTATACTTGTTAGGCAAATACAGATTTGAAACTTATCTTCAAGCAGATACTAGAACTTATCCTGCAATTATAGGTGTCGATGTTGCAGGTGGTTATAAGCAGGATAGTTCTACCATAACAGTTGTAGATTCACAAACAACTAAAACTTTAGGTTGTATGAATTGTAACTATATTTCAACTTTGGATTTAGCACGATGCATTGAATTCATTGTAAAGAATTGGATGCCAAATGCTGTAGTTTCTGTTGAACGCAATGGTGGATTTGGTTCTACAGTAATATCTAAGTTGAAGAAGATGGGATTAACAAAGAATCTGTATTATGAAATTAAAGAGAAGACAGTAGAAGAAAGACAGGATGGAGTTCATGCTTATAAGCAAAAGATAAGAGTGAAAGAATATGGTCTTAATTCTACAATGCAAGTTAGAAAACTTCTTATTGATATCTTAATAGAACGAGTGGAAAATCATAAAGATAAGATTATTTCACCAATCATATATAATGAGTTATTAGGAATGGAAATTAAGAGAAACGGTAAAGTAGAACATTCAGCGTCTACACATGATGATCAGATATTCTCTATGCTTATGGCTCTTTATGTATGGTATGAAGGAACCAATCTTGCAGAACGTTATGGAATTCGTAAAGCTTCAATTAAAACAGATGATGATATTGATGAACAATACGATTATTATAATGATGATACTGTAGAGATTGTAGATTCTTTCAATGTAGAATCTGAATTAAATACAGAAATTGAAAGAGATCTTGATGCTGCTATAAGAGCAGGTGGAACACCAATGCAAGAATTCTTAGATAAACGTAGGGAAGAAGAGAAAGCTCAATATGAAGCTCTTATTAATACTCCTCTTGGAGAAAGAGCTTATAGACAGAAATATAGTATTCCTCCTAACGTACCGATCTCTAATTATATTGGGGATCAAAGTTCATTTAATGTACCAGACTCAATATTCTTAGGATTCTATGATAATACTCCTGGTAATTTAAGTGATTATTACGATGAAGATAAACCACTTGCTAGAGTGGGTGCTGTTCCTGAAGCTCAACGAGGACAGTTAGAAGGAGAAGATTATAGATATTACAATCATTTTAATTTCTAATATATAGGAGAGGTTTTATACCTCTCCTAATATTTTTATTTTTATTTATAATTAGACAACTGTGTAAAAATTTATATAGAAAGAGAGGATAAGAAAATGTCTGATAATATGCAGCCTTATCTCATTAGTAATGAATACGATATTTCAGAAATATTGGCTCATTTTGATTCTAATTATATATTTTCAGTTATCAACGATAAGCTTGAAAATATAAGTTATTCTTCATCATTACCAGAACCTAATATTGTACAAGCATTTGAAGAAAATTTCAAAATGATGAATGAAAGATATCCTGGAGATAGCCAAAATATAAGAAATATTAGAGAGCAAGTTTATAGAGAAATTATTAAAATATTAACAGAAAGATTTAATTTAGGATTTAATACAGTAGATGAAAATATTGATATCTTCGTTGCTGCTTCATATTTATATGAGTTTCTGGTTAGTAGGCGTAATGAAATTATAACCAATTTCTTTACTGCATTTATTGTAAATAATAAGGATTCTTTATATAATCATCTTGTTGCTGATGGTTTAAAGAAGGGCAGAGATAGTTCTTATAATTATGGTAAAGTAGTTTATGATGATCAGAAATTTGCAATTATAAGTGCAAATATGGTTAAAGTAATTAATTATATATCTGAGATGGATGTAACTCTACTTAATATATTCCAAAGTACATACATCGATCAGAATGTAGTTATGTTCTTGGATAATGCCTTTGCTGATAGAGGTAATTTCTTTAGAGATTTTTATTGTTCAATTGCAAGAAATCCAGAGATTGCTCCTATAATGATTACTAATATTAAATTATCATTACAACGTTTAGTTGGTAATCCATCAAATGCAGATATCATGTCTTTATTGTCAGCAAATGAAGAATAAAAATAAATTGTATGGAGGATTTTATTATGTCATTAGAAAACGAAAATGTAAATGAAAACACCATTACAGAAGAGCAGGTTCATGAAGTTTATACTAAACTTGAAGAAGAAAATACAGATGCTGAAAAATTGGCTAAAGCTGAAGAAGAAACAGAAGAAAATGAATATTCTGAAATCGAAGAGATTGATAATTATGTGAATCTTGGCGGTGCAAGTGTAGAAGATGTTGATGAGGGCGATGAGGATTATATTGAGGCATTTTCTCCATATAATCTTAGTGATGATGATGCTAAGAAGTTTATTGAAGTCATTGCAGATTATAAGATTGGTAGAAACAAGAATAATGTATACAATAGACTTCCTGACAAAATTAAAGATATTGCTGATGGATTTGCTAACTCTCCAGATTCTCATGGAATAAAAGTATCTAAAGAATGGGCAGCCGAATATGTAGTAAAGAGTTTCATTAATGATGCTAAGGTTAATAAAGCTGTAGATACATTTAATGATGAACTTAATAATACTATGGCTGATATAAATAAACAGTATGATCTTATTTTCAATGAATCAATTGAAAACGTTTTCTCTAAAATTGATGAGATTAGAGCAGAAGATCCTGTTAAGGCTGATAGAGTGGAAGCTGTTAAAGCAGCGTTTGATGATGCATCTACATTCCAGCGTCAGTTAGACTACTTAGATCATATCGGTGCTAAAAAACTAAACAAACTTCATGGTGGTAAGAGGATTATTAGTGACGCATTCTACTTTAACACTAAAGTAAATGTTACTGAAATTAGAGTGCCAGATATTGGCGAATTACCGGCAATTATTAAAATGGAATTACCAGATTATGATATTGATGATATAAATAAATTTGTATCTATCATTGTTAAAACTACAGCAACTTTACCACTTGAAGGTCCTGATAATATTGGTAATATCGCTTATGTATATAAAGTAGTTTCTAATATTTATAATTATAAATATTGGGATTCTGAGATTGATGTAGCCTCTGAAACTCATGATACTATTTTCGGTAACATTACTAAAGTATTAGATAAAATTAAGAATATATCGTAAGGAGGTAATGTTACCATGGAAGGTCCATATATTCCAAGAAAAGCTTATATGTATGGGAACACTTTTTTCGATGAAGAAGTTCCAAAGTATAATTCCACAAAGCATCATAAACTTCCTAGAGTAAGAGGATTAGAAGCTCATAAAGTATTTGATGATGGAACAGCTTATAAATTTGATACTGTTGATGAGGATGGTTCAATTATTAGAGGTAAAGTTCCTAGCATTGTAAATATAGAAACAATGATGGTTAAAACTTTAAGAGTATACTTATATGGAGTTACAGAATTAGATGATCAAATGTTTACTCTTGAAGTTGGAAAGAGGTATGCTATTACTTACTTATCTGAACAGGGTTGTAGAGTAGCAGATGGATATTTAAGATACCTTGATACTAGCATTCCTGAAGATTGTACTAAGTATATTGGAGATTACTCTAGCACAGCAGCTCAAGCATTTATTGGTATGGATTGCTCTTCCAAAGGAGTTTCTGATAAGAGGAAAATCTATATTGCTTCTATACGTGGAATAGAAGTATTAGATGATGATGATGATTACACCGCACCAGCAGAAGATGATGATACAAAGAAATATACACTCTTAGATAGATTGGATAATATCATTGCCGAGCTTGAAAATGGAGAGGGATGTGATTATTGTGATGAAGTATCTGAAAAGATTGACTTAATCAGTACTAAAGTAGATGAGCTTAAAGATAATAGAGATATTTACCTTGGCACTATTACTACTGGAGATACGACTGTATAAATTATTATTATTAATTACCCCTAGGTTATAATGCCTAGGGGGAACTTTATGCTTTGAACTTTCTAATAATATAAAGAGAGGAGATGATTATATGTTTTATAAGACTGTAGGTGATAAAGTTGTAGTAGCAGAAGATGTTGAAGTTATATACTATGTGCCAGAAAAATATTTTGATACTAAAGTAGCTATTACCATTGGTGAGCGTATAGATGTAATGGGCGTATTCATGTATGGATTATATAATAAGAGTGGTAAACAATTATCATTAAAACTATTTAATTGTCCTACAATGATTACATGTAAACCTAGTGTTGTTACTAAGGAATCTAAGTTCCATCTTGAAGGGACCAGTGAACCATCAGCATACCGTTTATTACATTTTTCTAAGGGAGATGAATTGATATGCTCTATTAATATTCCACAAGATGTAGATAATGTAGAGAAATTTACTAATCTACTTATGAGATCTAATTTACCGGAAACTATACCATATGATAAACTTCATGAGATCATGTTAAAGAATGCAGAATTAAATGGATTCAATTATAAAATATCTCCACAGATTATTGGAATAGTGGTGTCTGAATTATGTAGAGATCCAAAAGATTTATCTCATCCATTTAGATTCTCTTCAATGGAAGATATGTGTGGATATAAAGCAATATCTATTCTTCAAATACCAAAATACACTTCAGCTTATACTGCTATTACATCAGAAAATGCTGATGAAGCTATAGCAGCAGCAATGACAGTTAAATCTAATACTGTATCGCCACTTGAGAAAATGATGATGGAATCAGTCGAAGATATAAAACACGACGATCCTGAAGAATATGAATAATAGGAGGTTGTAATATTATGGGTCCATATGATGGTCATATCTATAAGCAAGCTATGTCTCTCAAACAATTAAAAGAAAGATATAGTATAATAAAACCGTATGATTCTAAAGTAGCGTATCTTAAATATGAAAGAAAAATATATGAAAAGAAGATGAAAGAAGCAAAAGAAAAACAAGCTAAATATTCTCACAGTGAATATAAAAATGATAAGATTAAAGATCTAAACCAAAGGCGAGCGTATTATTTTAGTATAGCTATGCTTGGTAGTACTGGAGCAGCAGATGTAGCGCGCCTAGATACAATAGCTTTTACTAAGAAAGATTGGGATGATCGTATTATAAATCCAATGCAAGAATGCATAGATTGGATTGATAAAGAGCTTGATTCTTTAAATAAATCGGCTGCTAAAAATGAAGCATACGTGCGATCTGAGATTGATGAAATATTTGATTTTACCTTAAAATAGCATGAGCGACCATATGGCTTTAATAAACATATGAGTAAAGCTTACCGCTTTAATTTATTTATAAATAAATTAATACAATACTATTTAAAGGAGGTAAAATAAATGAAGGGATATCCTAAATTTAAAGCAGAGATCGTTGATCAGTCTCAAATTCAGGAAATCGATACTTCTACAGTGTCAGGCCCTATTACAGTCATCATGCAGACATATACATCTGATAAAGGAACTGAAAAATGGGAAGTAATGAGTGGCTTTGATGGATTCACAGACATTAAAGGTGCCATTAGCTTTTCTAGGCATGGACAGTCATTACTTACAGTTGCAGAAATTCTCAGAGCTGGTGGTGTAGTTTTCGGTAAGCGTCTTGTATCAGAAGATGCTGCTTTGGCTAATATTACTGTTAGAGCTAGATTGATTAAAATTGATGGTGCTACATACGTATATTATTATACAACATCATCTGAGGATGTAAAAAATTTTAAAACTGCATATACAGATGGATATAATGACTTTGATGCAGATAATGCTGTTGCCGATGACGGCAGCGTTGATGTTCCTCTTTTTACAGTATCACCTATGGGAAGAGGAGCAAGTAATTTATTTGTAAGAATTAATCCTGAGTATTCAACTAACAGGAGTTTTGCAAATTATGCTAGATACTCTTTTGAGGTATACGAGTCTACTACAGAGTTAGAGAGTATTTTATTCTCTATGAATCCGAATATTATTGTGGATGGAGTAGCTCAGGCTATGAATCCTAAGATTAAGGCTAATTCTGATCATGTTCAGGTAAGATTATTTGAGGATGGACTTAGTACTTTTATTAATACCCTTGCAGAAACAGCTACTGATACTAATGGAGATGCCATGTCTGTATCTGACCTGTTACTGTTAGATTTCGTATTTGGTACTGATCTTAAGGGTAAAAATAAAATTGGTAATATCTTTACTATTTCAGATTCAACAGATGATGGTAGTGATCTTTGGAGTGAAAATATTCCGTCAGATATTGCCGATGCTATTGTTGATCTTTCTGATGCAAATGGTATTAAACTTGTTAATGGCTCATATGGAGAAATGGGAACTAGCCCTATAAATAATCCTGATGAGTATGAGAAGATGTTACTTGCTGCATGGGGCGGAAATACAGATTCTATCATCTATGATCCGATGATCTATGATATGGATGCATTTAAGGTTGATGCTACATTTGACTGTGCATATCCGTTATCTGTTAAGAAGCAGATTCTTAATGTTGCTGATTGGAGAGGAGATTTTATGTTCTTCTCTGATCTTGGTATGGAATTTGAGGATGTTGATAGCATGATCAATTATGCTGAAGGAATTCCTAATTCAAGATATATTGCTATGTATCATAACTTCTTTAATGTATATGATCCATATACAAAGAAGGAGATTACTGTTACAATGCCGTACCTGTTAGCTATTAAGATGGTTGATCATATTGCATCTGGAGTTATTAGACCATTCGCTGGTTATGCAAATAAGATGACCTTCCCAGAGATCATTGATGATACAATTAACTTCCTTCCGTATGATACTCCTGGAATTAATCAGAAGCAGATGTTGGTTGATGCTAATATTAATTACATTAATTACTATGATGGTGTTCCAACAATGGATACCATGTATACTAATAATGCAGAGCATTCTCAGCTTAGCTATATTAGTCAGGTAATGGGAGTACAGGAAATCATTAAGAGACTTCGTAGTGAGATGCCAAAATCAAGATTTACATTTATTGATGGTGACGATCTTGAAGAGTATCTTGATACAGCTAAGTCTATCATTAATGAGTATTCATCATATTACAAGAGTCTTGATGTTGTATATATGGCTGATGAAAAGTATGAAGCTAACAAGATCTTTTATGCTACATTAACAGTTCAGTTTAAAGACTTCTTCCAGGAGGAGTACTTTAAGATTGTTGCTATTAATTAAGGAAAGGAGGGCATAAATTATGATTTTAGCAGGTGAAAATAATTTTACAACTAAAAAGGATGTTGGGGCAGAGACAGATCCTAATAAGCAGATAATCAACATGTTTGCTAATACTAAAGATTTTAAAGATATATCTAGTTATCGTCTTATGCGTGGTGTTCCTGATTTTGGCTCTCTTGTACAGTTCAATCCTTATGAAACTGGATATGCAGCTTTCATTATCTGTCAGATGCCTAAATTCATTCAGGAATTAGCAAAGTATAATTCTGATTATTATAAATTAATGGTAAACTGGGCCCACATTGTTGAGTACGAGTTTAAATCATTTGATGGCCTTCAGGATTTGAGTGCAGATACCTACCAGTTAGGTGATGATATGAATAACATCAACGTAATTAGCAAGGTAAATATGCAGAGTGCATCAGAGTTCTCATTAGTATATGAGGAAAAGTCTGGTTCTCCGCTTACCAAGTTTGCTAAGTTATATCTTACTGGTATCAAGGATCCACGTACACAGGTTAAAACTTATCATGGATTAATCCATTCTAATAAGATGAATCCTGGATTTGAAAATGAGGTATTTACATTCTTATATATCAATACTGATAATACCATGAGGTATGTAGAGGCTGCATATTTGCTGATTGCTTGCCAGCTTAATAGTGCAGATACAGATATGTATAACTTTACTAAGGGCGATATTGGAAAGCGTGATACAACTGTCAAATTCAGTGGCTATCCAATTCAGTCTCCGAAGATTGATGCAGCAGCTCAGGATATGCTTACATATCTGCTTAGCTCTGATGCCAAGGCTCGCCAGATTATTATCAATAGTAACAACTATGATTATAGTGGAACTGAGGTTATTGGAAAGACTCTTGCTAAGTACGGAGCTGGAAATTCTTATGCATCTGTAAAAGAAGCTAATAGTAGTGGAACTACTTACACAGCTTCAGACTTTTATGTAGAGTCATAGATATGGCACCCCCTATTTTTAAATATATTTTACAATAGAAGATCCAGGTACCTTAATTGGTACCTGGTATTCTACTGGTTTAGCCTTCATCATTACCCTGTATAGATTCAGGATTACTAACTACATCATTTGTATATTCCTGTCTAGCCTCATTCTCAAGATTCTTAATAATATCCATTTTCAGATATGATCCTAAATGATATATCTTAAGCTTCTTGATAAATGATGCTTTTATGGCATCATTAGGCTCATCAGCCATAATAATATTTGCTACATTCTCACAATAATCATTAGTATTAACAATCAACTGGTTTGTATTGGTAACGTTAATGAATAATGGAGGAGGCAATACAACTTTAATCTGATCACTTGAAGAGAATTCCATATCATATATCTTAGTCAATAATGGTTGAATTGCAGTTTCAAATTTAGATTGACGACCATATACAAATCTTAAGAATTTTGAATTACTCATTGTAAGCTGCATTGCATACTCTGGAGATTGTCTATTCTGAATAATCTCAATTGGTACTCCGGTTACATTGATAGCTGACTCTTCAAGAATATTAAGAAGTTCAGTTTTAATCTCTATCTGCTGACCCTGCATCACTTCAAATTCTATTGGAGATTGACCATCTGCTCCTCTAGGAATAATATAATCATTAAATCTTCCTGTAACGTTAAGTACTGAATTAATATTCTCTACCTGACGAATACCAAAGTTAGATTTCTTAATCTCATTAATAGTCTTAAGCAATGTCTTAGATATATTAGTATCAACAGATTGCCTTACATAATATACTCTCTTATCATTGCCTCTAGTCATAATAGCTAAACAGTTTGTAATATAAATTGCTACCCACAATTTAGCAGGAATTAATGAAAGACTAAGATCTGAAATCCCTCTGCCAGTATCTTCATCAAGTTTGAAATAAATATGATGGATATCTTCTGGTGGGATATATGATACTCTAATACTATTATGCATTGCTGCTGCCTGATTAAAATCATCATTATATTTTAAGATATAATAGATCTCTTTCTTAAGATCTTGATTAGCATTAATAAACTGATGATCAATCTTATCAGCTAACTGAGTGGCAATACTTCTAAGAAGTTCTTCTCTTCTTTGCATTGTATCAAAATTCTCATCTCTGTTAGTATTCATCAATCCAGTAATAGTATTAACCATTCCAGTAGTAGTATATCTTTCATCAAATATACCCTGATTATTATCAAATTCAAAATAATAATAGCCTAAACAAATATCATTTAAAACTATAGGAGTTACTCTCTCGCGCTTTAATTTCTTAACTATACACCCGTTGATGTTGGCAATCTTCTTTTTTTGTTTCTGTGAATTTACAAGTCCATCAGCTGACGGATCAGAAGTGTTAGGGAGCTCCAAATTATCATCAAGTGTATGATCAAAATTATGATGCACTGGTAATCTACCATTATATTCAGCATCATGATCAATAGTATCATTAAACTTATATGGTCTTCCATCATTTCTAATATCTATAGTCTCAGCTTCAGATAATGGAATTCTTCCTTCATCCAATGCTGTTTCTGCAAAATATTGTTCTGTTAAAGATTCTTTAGCAACCTGAGTACGCTTTTCTCTAACCATCTTTTCAGTTTCTACAATAGAAGATATAATTCCATTTTCAAATGTTACATCTAGATTATACCCATTATTACTAGACTCAGATAAATTATATCCATTTGGTAAATTGATTCTTTCTGTACCATTATCTGACTCCATAATTATACAGTTTTCTCTATAATTAGTATTAAAACTAACTCCCTGAGAAGAGTACTTAGTGTCCATAAGTTTCTGTATAGCTTTGGTATATGGAACACAATATACAAAAACTTCACCATATTTTGAAGTCTCATAATATATATCATTAACGAATTCCAATAAATCATATCTCTCTTTAAGCTCATCCACATTACGAGAGAATTGTGCAGAATCTCTATCAGAGATACTGAATGATGATTCTATATTAAGATAATCTTTTGAGAAACTATCGGACGATAATACATTATCTCTTATAGTTTGTAATGCTTCTTCAAGCTTAGGCATATACTTAAGCACTTCATCAATTTCTTGATCTATAGCTCTTACCCATCTATTATCCAGATAGGAATTAGCAATATTATTTACAAAATCATTATCTCCAAAGATTTTCTCAAACTCACTTACAGTTCCAGGATCATTCTGTGTTTTTAATAACAATCTCTCATATAGTTTAGATATATTAGGCTCACCTATATTATCAGAATTAGTATCCATTATTGATTTAATAGAACTAGAAATATCTGACTTAAGTGATTGTAATTGCTGTTTATTTGTAGGATCTGAATAGTATGTGGATCTATATAAGCTACTTATATTATCTTGAGATCTATTTGCAAGTCTATTGATTAAACCAAATTGAATTGGTTTTTTATCTTGCTTATTATTCTTAGCCATGATCTTACCTCCTTTAATAATTTATTTTGATGTTTTTGCATATAGAATAAAGTGATGGAGGCCAATAAGACCTCCATCATAATTAGAAAACGTTTAAATACGGTATATAAATAGACACTAAAAATTTAGGTTTTTTAACTTTAAAATTGGCTATAAATGTATGTGGCATTTGCCCATCACATACTCTAAGATAAATCTTATCATTCTTATTAAGTGGTAATAATCCACTAAATAAAGTCATATAATATCTGTTTTTAAATCTATAATGAATAGTTCCATCTGTCTTTCTCATAGAATATAATTGTAATAAATCCGATGTTACTTCCTCTTCTACTTTAGAAAACATATTCATCTTATGCTCTATTTCTTCTATATAGTTTAATCTAGAATATATATTCTTATTTAGCATAGCATCTATATTAATATTCAATTCTACAGCTCCTACAGTAGTATGAAATACATTATTTGGATTCATTGTATCAACTACAAATTTAGATTCTGTAGTTATAGATTTTATAAATTTAGATAACTCTCTTTGATCAAATACTAGCGGTACTAAACAAACATTAGACATCTTTGTTGGGTCTAATTTTGTTTTTATTGCGTATATGTCCATGTTATCTAATCCTATGATAGTGTTATCAATAAGAGCAAAGTGCCTATTTTTAAGACACTTTGCTGCTTCATTTATATAAACCAAATCGCTAATTGTTAGTTCTATCATTCCAAATCTCCTTTAAATTAATCTTAGGCATAATATCTACTCTTACACACATATTTCTATTAACACTATTATCTACAATAGAACACATTACTCTATTTTGAGTATTAATAACAGTATGATACATAAATCTATTACCTGTAAGAGTATCAGCATATCTAAATCTAGATAATGGATTTTCTATTGTTGAGAAATATTTGATTATATCATCATACATTTCTTCATAATTGGCAAGATGTAGATATCTATGGCAGAAATTCAATCTGTCACCACAAATAAGATCTTCCATAAACCAAACTGAACGATCAAAATATGGATTATTAAATCTATCTTCCTTATTATCTAATTTTTCTGGTAATAAAACTTTACCTCTCATTGTATTTGGAGCTATATTATTCTCATTAATAATAGAAGGATAAAGAGCTTTATACATTGTCTTCACATAGGTCGTTAATCTATGCAGTTCTCTTATGAACTTCCTTAGTATTTCTCTAAGAGTTGAGACTATATCATCATCCTTAGCTTTACCTATTAGGATGCTCTTCCACTTTGATTTAAAGGGTTCTCACCTACCTACTTAGGCCCTACTCCTGTTGCTGAATTTCACAGCCCATAATGGGGATAGTCGTTGAACTTTATTCTAAAATATATAATTAGATGAAATATTAGTATAGTATTTTCTTGTTATTTTATAATAATCATATATAGAGTCTACAACAGATTTATCTAAATCAATTATAATTTCATCATGCATCAAATTTAAAGTTGTCACTATAACATTGTTTTTATATCTTTTAGCTATAAGAATCGCCTCCTTATAACTAATATTTCATCTTTTTTAGAATCTTAGACGCTGATTGCACATTGTACAAATCCTTAGGACCAACTATTTCTAATTGGCTTTTATTTCACCTTAGATCATCTCTCTACTTGTTTCTGATTTTCATCTCCATATAGGCAAGAGAGCTTTAGCACTTCCCAGCTATTCAAAAGAGTTACATCCTCAGTATTACTACTAAAAACGGACTATAATTAATCAAAATCGTCAAGATTATCACATATATTTATAGCTTTACCATTTACTTTATTCTTAGGTTTATCGCTTACTAATAATGGATCAGCTACATATGCTCCAGCAAATCCTTCTTTTTCATTAGATTTATTTACATTATTACCCATAATATAACCCATATTATAGAAATCCATAATTCCTCGATTTACTAAATAAGTTGTCTGCCTATGGATTTTAGCATATCTAGTTCCTACATTTAGCGATTTACTGAATACAAAATCTATATCACCAACTATATGCTCAATACATAACTGAACTATTGTATCCATAACGTTATAAAATACAAATGTTTTATAATCTAAATATGGAAGTTCAGTAATATTTCTAGTAATATGAGAATAATCTAATTTTCTTACTTCAGCAATTGCATCACCAACAAAATCAAGTTTATAGCTAGTAATTTTACCTTTCTTCTCACCTTTACGTCTAGAAGCAAATGTAATTAACTGATCCATATAAACTGTATATGATGATACTAAAGCATAATCACCTCTAGCTTCAAACATTTGAGCTCTCTTATCTATGAAATAGTAACAATCTTTTACTTTAAAATCAGGATCACATACTATTTCATTTGGATCATATCCTAATCTAGCAATACGAGCAATTATATATGGTAAGTCGAACGCTATATTCCATGCTAATGCAAAATCCGGTCTAGTTTTATTTATATACTTAAACATATCACGAATAAGCATTATCTCTTCATCATAAAATACAATACTATATTCAAATTCATCTAATCCATATAACTTTTCTTTCTTCCATCCTCCTACATTTTCTTTAACAAATTCTTTTAGATCTTTTGTTATATCTGGTATTCTGGAGAATTCTTCTATTAATGGATTATTATAATTTTTCAATAGAAGAGTATATATCATTTTATTATATTCATCTACTAAAGTTATAGCATTTATCGGGCACTCTCCTGGCTCTGGAAAATCTCCTATCATATCTTTAGTATCAACCTCAATATCGAAATATAATTTTGTTGGAGAATATGATTCATTCCTATAAGTTTTATTAAATTCTATCCTATAGAAATCTTCTATATTCATATCAGCATTAAATATCTTAGGAATAGTATAAAGTTTTTCATTCTCTCTATAATTCCCATTACTAATATTATCATAAAAGAAATCCAGATTATCAGTTTTTTCAGCTATACTTTTTAATACATCTCTATATTTGCAAGTTACTGGATGCACACTATCTTTATCTATGAATAACATATTATGAGTTACCTGAACATCATCATTTGCAATATAGTAAGTATACGTCGGTTCTTCTATATGCTCAAATTTTTTCTCTCCAGTATCTAAATCTCTAAATACAATATCTATAGAATCTTTTCCATATTTGCCGGTTTCTGGATCTTTTTTGCTTTTATGATATATTGTATTTATAATAGTTATATTACTGCCTGGTTCATATCCTTTAACCCTAAACATAAACAACCTCCATTTCCATATAAATTTATTAATATTCTTCAATTAATTAGATGTGTTTTAAACTTTATATTTAGAAACATTTGATTAATAGCGAATATAATTATTGCCTGGATAAATTTATTCGCTATGCATACTGCTAATTTGTTGATTTTCGCATTTGCAAAACCTTTTGTGTCATTAGATAATTGCTAATTGTTCTGGACGAATCATTTGTTTAAGTTAAGTGACTCCGCACTTAACACTCCTTTCTAAAACTTACGTTTTTAGTTGAATTGAAATAGTTTCGCGCTACAAAATTACTCCTCATATTACCTAGGGCTACAGGCGGCCCTAGGTTATATGCTCGTTTTGCAATCTATAAACATGGAATATAAATAATTAATATGGAGGTGGACTTATGCCTAAGAAAGGTACTGATGTTGGATTTAATGTAAAATCATTTGTTACTGGTTCTGAAGAGTGTAAAGACCATACTATTAATGGGACTAATATGGTTGTTGTATCAGAGCAGTTACCAGCAGAAAAAAAGACTAGAAAAAAGAAAGAAACTACAGTAGTTGCAAATCCTGCTACTGCTGTTCCTCAAACTAGTATGTCATATATACAGGATAATATTCCTTATGCTACAGCATACCAAGAGACAAATCAACAGCTTGATGAAGCTATTACTCAGCTTAATTATTTAGCCGGTGAATTGACTGCTGATTTGCAACAGGTAAGATCATCTAAGACTCTTAGGAACAAATATAACTATATTAATGATATGACAGAAACTACAGCATCTATTATTAGTTCTAAGATTAATGCAATTAAAGAAAAAAATAAGACAATAAATGATGTAAATCATCTTGAAATTGCACGTATGAAGGAGCTTAAATCTATTGCTAATGAGGAAGATGATAACTCTAGAATTGCTAATATGTATGATGCATTTGTAAATACACCAATTGGTGCTGGACCTAACGTATTGGGACCATCTATGCAACAAATCATTATGCCAGACTATTCTGATTTGAATAGGGTTTCTTTGGGCAATGATCAGGCTGCATGGGAACAAAGTTTAAACCCTGCTGAGAATAGGATGGTTCTTGAAGCTAAGGGGACTATAGAAACAGTTGTAATGTATGATGCTCAGACTGGCAATAGATGGTTTGAGGTTTTAGATAAGAATACTAGAGAACCAGTTCCTAATGTAGAAAAACCTAATGATGATTATATATATGAATTAGATATTAATCAACGTGGAGGATTTGCTAAGGATTCTAATAGGAATACAATATACCCTCTTATAGTGATTAATAATGGACCAGACATGTCAGAATATTAAAATAAATTTAATAGGCTACCATTTCTGGTAGCCTATATAATTATTCTTTTTGAGAAATTATAACATCAATTATCTTATTGATGGTTTCTTTTGTTAATGATGCTCCAGCAGCTTTATCATGACCTCCGCCACCAAATCTATAAGCTATATCTGTACCGAGATGTATACTATCTTTAATAGTTCTAAATTCTAATGTAAATCTTTTCATGTTTATGCATATCACATAATCAAGATTTCTATTCTCTTCACAGATTCTTGAACATACAACAGATACATATGAATTGCCAAAATAGATACCTACATTTAACCCGTCAATTTTCTTACAAATCATGTTGTATATGGCATCATTATAAGCCCTATCTTCTGCATCAAATGCTGCTTTTATAATTTTTGTATGCTCTAAAGTAAATAACGGAAATAAAGTTGAATCGTCTGCTAAGTAATCTGTTTCCATCTGATACATAAATTCTTCTCTATCCATATTCATGAATAAATAATTAAGAGCTTTTGCAGCATACTTATAATTATTATCATCTGTAAGTTTTTTGAATTCAAATGTATCCCATAACCTTACAGTACTTACAAATCTTTTTACAGCATCTGGTGCCCAATTTGTATTTACATACAATTTTTCTGCAAGTAATGATGCTCCACATGTTAAATATTCAGCTCCCTTAGTATTATGATCTATACAAACATCAGCCCAATTATATTTATTAAGATATAAAGCAGTCTTATGATGATCTAAAAGATGAAGATCAATATTATGATCATAATGATAGTTATCTAAGGTAATTGCAGTTTCTTTGCTTACAGAAATATCAGTGATATACATTATAGATCCATCTTCTACATTATTACAGTTTATAAGATCTAATACTTTTTTATCTATATCATTGTAGTTGCAAAACTGTGTGTTCAAGATATAATCATTTCTGTAATTACTAATAAATTTATGTAACAGTATAGCACACGCTACACCATCAAGATCAGTATGGGTAAAAAGATAAATCTGTTTCATATATAGTCCTCCATTATAATTTTAAGTTATTAATTATTTTTAGTGTCACTTACTTCATTTTCATCAGTAGTCTCAGTCTCACTAGAATAATTTCTAGCAATATAGTCCTTAAGGAACATCAAATATTCTTCTGATAATGTCTGGAACTTGATGACATGTCTAAGATTGAGCTTATCAATATGATCATTAATAAATTGCTCAGAGATTACTTGATGAACTGAGATTGCATTCCAATCCAATTCTACATTTTCAGATGCTAATAGAGATATAAATCCTTCAGTTAACTTCTGTTCTCTACATACAAGTCCCCAATCAATATCATCAATGTGTTCAAGCATAAATGTTTCACTTACATGCTGATTCTTAATTATCTGATTCCAGTCCATATTGTCACAATATTTTTTAATAAATTCTTCAGACAATGTGTTATTGCTATTAGCAATAACAAAAAGATCTACCTTATCAATATTATCCATAATAAAATCCTCAGATAATTTCTGGAATCTGGATATCTTGTTCCAGTCTACAGTATTTGCATTTTTAGAGATAAACGATTCACTTAAAGTTTGATACTGGCATACTTTGGAAATATTAATATTACTATAGAAGTTAGCAATAATTTCTTCTGGGATTTCATAATTTTCTATTAATGAATCCCAATTAAGTGTGTCAGATATCGCCATAAAAAATTTGTAATATGGGTAATATCTACTCTGATTATCACCACTGAAACAATTCATAATATTTACCTCCTTAATTGTTTTTACTTGACTGTTTCATTTTAATAGTGCCATATTATATTTCCATTGTATACGTCTCCAGGATCTGATTTTAGAACAATAACATCAGCCATAGACATGTCTAATTCTGAGTTATGACTGACAATAAAACATTGTTCACACTGTAGCATCATCATTAATCTATCTAATAATGTAATAAAGTAAGCTCTATTTCCAGTATCTAGACCACCATCAATTTCATCAACAAATACTATATTATATTTTGTAGATGATTGTCTTAATAATGAGAATGATAATATCATTGATATCATAGACTTTTGGGCTGTTGACATGCTGCTGATATCATCATGTAATAATCCATTCCCCAAACAAGGAATCTTAAATTCATTCTCATTAATAATAAATGGTTGCAAAATAAACTCTCCATCAAATAGAAGAGACAATAAATCATTAGCTGTAGTGATAATCTTATTCATATACAGCTGCATGAATAAAGTTTGTATCCCTGTGGATGGAGATGAATAATATCTTATTTTATCTATCTTAGAATATTTGTCATTATATTCAGCTAATTCATTCTTATAATCAGCGACCAATGATAAATTATGTCTAAGCTTATCTCTCTCTACATATAGATTCTTAATATCACTAGAAATTGAACCAATATTATTATCAGAAATAGAAAGATTAGCATGAAGTTCATCTAGCGCTGATGTATTTGAATCTAATGATTTTTTCAGTATAAGTAATTCATTCTGCCTCTCAACTGATGGTTTGTAAGACTGATTGATGCTGATAGATAAAGCTTCAACCTTAGATTTAAGAATCTTTAATTTTTCTAAATTCATTTCTCTCTCAGATATTTGAGAATTTAGATAATCAATCTGTTGAGCTAATTCATCAGTCTTTTTAGTTATATCATTTATAGATTCAATTAATGATTCTATAATACTATTCTTAGACTCGTATAACTTATGTTCAACCTCATATGTATGAAGTTGCTCTTTAGCAATCTTATATTCATCTAAAATATTACTATACTCAACGTATTTATAGCATTCTCTTATATCATCAAATGGATCTAATTCTGCTAATCTATACAGAAAAGTTTCTTTAAAATCTTTTCTTAGAGGAAACTTAGAAATAAATTTCATTTTAGAATTTAGCTCTCTTACGATAGAATTAATATGAGTAAGTATAACAGAATAAGTTTCATATTTATCTATCTTAGCAGTAATATCCGCTATAGAAGAATTAAGTATTTCTAATCTATCAGACATTGCTTTTAATTCACTTTCAGGATATTGATTGTTTGCATCTACAGCACTCTTTATATAAGGACAATCATCAATCTTACATCCTGTTGGTCGATTATTTAACTCATTAGCAATTTCTCTTTTTGATTGAAATATTGCTATTTGTTTATCCAGTTCTGATCTCTCATTTTTGTACTGATCTAATTGATCTTTAAGAAATTTAATATCGGATGATTGTAATGCAATCTCTTGATTATGATAAATTACGTATTTTATATCATCAATCTGATACATTGAAGTCAATGTATTAGATGAAGTTAGAAGATAATTTAATGACTCCATAGCTGAATCATACTCATCTCTTGTAATAAGATCTGTATGTTCCAAACCCATATTCTCAAAGACCGTATTGTATTCGTTTACTATAGCTCTTGCACTTTCCATCGCTTTCTTTATATCTAAATAATTATACTCACTCTGTAATGAATTGAGTTTCTCTGTCTTATTTTGAAGATCTTTAGATTCTGCTTCCCTCTCAGCAAGCTTCTCTGGGATTATCTGTTTATATAAATCAACTTCATTCTGAATACTTGTAATCTGAGTGTTGATATAATTAAGAAAATCATCGACCTTAGATATATCGGTTATTCCATAAGATTGCAACTGCTTTTGAATATTATTACTCAATGATTTTATATCTTTATCTAAAGCCCTTAACTCAGATAAAATAGAATCATAATTATTCTCTTTCAATATTGCTTCATAATCAGCAATCTTCACTTTGATTGCTGCTGATGCTTCTATAGCTTTAGATTTATCTTCTTCTAAAGAATTTATTCTAGCTTCAATATTAGCAAGATTACCTCTAACCATATTTTCATCACCAATATGATCAATCTTATATACTAAAGAATTGATTATCTGTTTATAAGCACTAGATTTCTTAGAAAGATTCTTATATATTCCATTGTAAGTATCAAGAATATTTATAATACCATTAATCAACTTCTTTCTTTCTGCTGGTTTGCTATCGACTAAACCTCTATTCTCAGATGATAATTTGGATAAAGAAATATAATTAGAATCCAATCCAAATTCTTCATATAAGATATCATTACATGAGCTAATATTTCCATTAGGATTTAACTCTACTAACTGACCATTTATAGTCTTAGATACATACCCTTTAGTTGTCATTCTATTACCATTTCCATTTACAGGATGAATATATCTAATAATATATTCTACTCCATTACATAATAAACTCATTGTTTTTCTTGCTTCTGTATTTGGTATGAAGCAACTATTAGAATCTGGATTTGGATTAATTGCGTTCATTATGGTAGATTTACCAGAACCATTCTTTCCTCTAATAATAATCTTATTATATCTACATTTCGTAAAATCTATTTTTATCTGATTTAATCCCAACCCATTATATATACCTCCATAACCAACCAATTCTATCCATTTATATCTCATATAATCACCTCTTAATTAGATGTGTATACTCCTATATTATCATAAAATAGAGGGTGTGAGAACTAACTCACACCCCAAATTTGTTAAGAGTTTTTCTATCGATTAATTGCTTAGGGAATTTCTCACTCCAATCTATCAAATAACACTTATTACATACTAAGCATTTGATAAATCTAACATTGACTTTCTGTAGTTCTCTATATATTTTAGGAGATGTTGCTCCATTAGAAAATAGTCTAGAATAATCTATCAACGTGTTTCTATCTGTTAAAAAGAATAACATATTATTTCCACACTCTTTACATGTGCATGGATTATTAAGCTTACACATTTCTATATTATTATTCAACATTATTTTTCATCCTTATACCAATTAGTTTTTCTCCTATAGATATATTTTCATCCTGAATAATATCCATTAAGAAATTATAATCAATACCACATCCTTCAACATCATCCTCTGTTAATCCATTGAAATAATTTATAATATATCCAGCAACCAACGATGGAGTATATCTAAAATTACTTCCTGCTATAGTACCGTTAAAATCAACGCTAGTAACTATAGGACTATAATATGTAACAAGGAATAATTCTGTTAATTTCTTAATTTGATAAAAAATTATACTATTATCAATAATATTATCAATACCATTCTCATCAACTTCAGGAACATGTCCTATATTAATACTTTTGAAATGGTCTAAAAAAATAATAAGATGCACATCTTGGCATTGATTCCCTCCGTAAAACATATCATAAAATACATTACGTTCATTACCAGTACAATTAAGCATAAAATGTAACCGATAAGTCATAGATAAAGTATATCGTCCATTTTGTCTTGAATTACCTATAAGTGTACCCTTAGTTACATGAACTACTTTTTCTATAATTGGCTTGTCAGAAGACATTCCACAAGAATTATTTAAGAGTAGATATTTTGTTTTATCTGATATTTCCGTATAATCATCAAATGTATTACCTTCTATCATTACATCATTAATGGCATTTAATATAGCCATCATGAAAATTACGATTGGTTCCTCCAATTAATTCACCCCCATAGGATTTTTTATATCAGCAGGCTTTTCTCTTTGAGCTAACTCATAATGATGAGTATTCTCATAAAGAAGTTTCCTTAAAGGAGTTAAAGGAATAAATCTTTCTGGTGTTGCAATCATTTCAAATACCCTCTTACAATTACAACACATTCCTTCACATTTATAATCCATAGTTTTAGAATCAGTAACATACCCATCCATATCAGTTAAGAATAGATTAAACTCTGATTCTGCTACTACAAATTGACTATGCCCACATGCAGGGCATGATCCTGCTGGTAATAATCTTACCATTACATTCTTCATATCTTTTACCTCATTTAGCCAAAAAAATAATTACTTTGTTGGCTCTGAATATTTTATCTTTCTTATATCTCCCTTTGTTACTACAATAGCATCTGTACTCATTTTTGAAGGATCTGAAATTATAGAGGTGTAGGGTTTAGCCACACCTCTAACAATAACGGATCCAGGAGTATAATTACTACCATAAACGCTCTGCATACGTTTATTTTCTGTATCGGAATAGATAAAATACCTGTTGTACATAGATGGTACGTTTGTTGTAGCCATAATAATTCCTCCTAAACTATATTACTCGTTTAGATAGAACATAAGACCATCTCCAAAAAGATCGATTCCGTTAATATACTCTTCAGTTTCTACAACGTACTTTGGCATATCTAATAAAGATTTTGCTAATGATACGCACTCTCTTAATACATCATTTGTCTTCCTTGTAGTTGACAAATTATGATCATCTATGATTTTACACATAACTAATCGAGAATCAATAGCCTTATAAGTATCTATCAATTTAGTTATATCATCTCTCCATGAACTGGGTTCTTTATACCGATCAAAATGTCCATCATGCAATTCAGCATATGGACAAATAGTTCCAGATACTCCAGGATCAGAGTTTGATGATGAATCTATATCTACTCTACCAAGATGGCTTGGTTGAATAGATCTATATGCTTCTGATACAGCATTGGATTTTTCTCCTATACCAGCTATGCCTTTATAAGTATATTTAAGAGCTATTAATGCATCTAAGTCATTTACACAACTCTTATAACTCACAAGGTTACATTTGATTATAGCATTAATCAAATACATTGGTGGTATCTGTATAGCCTTCTTTATTGTATCAAGGTCAGCTTTATCTCCTTTATCAGATATACGATAAATTCCTGTAGCCAATCTATTAGCATATAATGAAGCTATATATTCAGCATATCTAACTTTCTTGGTAGATATATCCAAATTATCCTTCTGCCGTAAAGCATTGAACTCATAAATCATCCATCTAAGGATTCTATAAATATCATCCTTATCTTCTGGATCTAATTTAAGGTCTTCTTTTGTCACGTCATCGTAGTTAAACTCTAAAGATTCCAATATAGACAATCCTTTATCATATATGGAATCAATATTTTTGTTAGTGAAATCAGCACCAAGAGCCTTAATATAAAGATCAGTGCCAAATAATTCACCATACTCAGCATCCTTCATAAAATTAATTATTGTATATATGGTATACACAAATGATTGCATAATCTGGATGTTGTCATAGAGATACTTTGGAGCTACAATAAAATACTCTCTTATGGGGAATACATAATTCTGTTCCATATCTATATGGTCTGTAGAGTTTGCTATATTCACTCCGCTTATATGAAGAAAATTCATACACTCATAATACCCAAACTTAGCTAAGAGATATTTTATAAGTAATACAGATTTTCTAAATACATTAATTACAAAATAAGTACATGGTATAGCATATCCATGTACATCTTTAAGCTGTGTTGTATAGCGATATACCCTTATTGGTGTGAATACAGTCTTGAATGTGATGGAATGTTTTTTACTATTCCTACTAGCACTATTGTTATAAGTACTAGCATCAACAATCTGATACATTGCAGAATAATACTTTCCATTCAATTTGAAATAAAAATCATCTACAATCTTCGGTATAGCAATATAAACAGTGATTTCATCATTAACCAAACCATCTTTCTTCTCTACAATCTGAATAAAATACTTAACTTTAATCAAATTAATATCAGAATCATTAAGGTTAATGTACTCATATACATTAACCTTTTTCTTCTTGCCATACGATTTCTTTTTCGTATTTTCCGCTGGCTTCTTACCCTTGTTTATAATGAAGTCTTCATATTCCCAAAGGATATGATTAACGTCATCATAACTAGTAATTACTTCAAAGTCTAAAACTTTGATTGTAAACGCCGAATCTCTTTCAATACTATATATAATATGCTTTAAAGCATTGATGATATCTTCGTCGTGCCTAACAAATAAACTTCTGTTAAATTTTGGGCGAAACTTATCATTATAATCATGAATTAATTGCCTCTGATTCATGCTACTTCGCCTCTCTTTCTATAGTTAAATCTACAACAATCTCATCCCCTATAGGATTTGGTACATTTTCCTTATCCTTAAGAGTAAGCTCTGCTGCAATATCAAATGCAGTACAAATACTTATAAGCTTTCCAAGTGTGATAGAATTACCTTTAAGTAATCTCATATCATTTTGGAATTGGTCAAACCTATCTTCATACTGCTTCTTGTCTACGCCTTTTGAATTGATCGCTATCTTTAACGCTCTCATCTCAGGAGTATCATTGTCTGAAATATTGAGTTTCAGAATATTATCACTTGTTGTTATGATATCATTCTGTATATCTCTGAGCATTTCATTGTTCCTGATAATATCCTCAATATCTTTTGCCTTTGTATAGTCAATTACATTATCGACTTCATACTCATGCAAATTAGTTTCTGGTTTAATAATTGTTCCAACCATACCATTCCCAGGATAGAAATATACTCCTGGTGTGGTATCTGTTGCTCTACTGTTAATTGGTAACACTTTACTTCCATCCCTGCATTCTATTGCAGTGAATCTTGGATTATACACCGACTGATTCTGCCTATAATCTTCTGGTGTAACAACGTTATATAAACATTTGTTTATTTGGGTCTTTTTCACTTTACTATCCTCCTACTATAAAAAATATAATGAGTGAAGGCATGAATTAATCATGCCCCCACACAAACATAGGATTAGTTTAATACGTCAAGCTTTGAGTCATCCTTGATGATCTCTTTCATATGACCATCAGGAGTAATAGAGAATTCCTTCTCATCATTTTCTACCCTTACAGTAGCAACGAAGTATCCAGGCATTTCGATGTCAACATCCTCGCCAGGAATAGCTTCATTATCAAGAATCTGAATCAGGGTATCTACAGTTAACAAGCAAGCATCATACATATATCTCTCCTGCTCAAACTGAATGCTGGCAATATCATAACCAATCTTATCAAAGATTGAATGGAATGCCTGATCTCCATACAGAAGCTTCTTAACCTTACGGGTACTCTCAAGCTCTGTTACATCATCCTCATTGAATGTAAAGCTGTAGTCCCAATTTCCAGGCTCGTCCGGATTCTCTGTATTTGCATTGTACTTAACAATACCTGCAAATTTGAAATTACCAGAAACATCTGTAAGTACTAAAGCCACTGCCTCATCCTCATTGGCAATCTTAGCCTTTGAAAGATAATATGATGTAGAAGCAAAGAACGCCTTAGTAATTCTCTGTGGGCGATCATCATCGCCGAAACTATAGCCCATTGAATCTGCGTTGACTACAAACGCATGGTGCAATTCTGTATTCTCAACAGACTTATTGGCCTGCATTCTTCCTACAGTATTAAGCACCCCCAACTTGTCAGTATTTTTCATCACGTTATTAAAGTTAGTTTTGTCGATCACTTTGATCATAATCAATTCCTCCTGTAAAATTAATTAATAGTTACATAAGTGGATTTTATTCCTCTTTATACGCATTTATAATATATGCTTATTTCTAAGTTTAAGCAATTATATTTTTATACTATTCTCTGAGAGGAATTCATCCACTGTATAAATCGGTATTCCCAAAGCCTTAGCTTTAGTTATCTTAGTAGAACTCTCATTCTTATCTTTGGCTATAAGAGCAGATATCTTGCTGGATACAGAGTATTCTCCAGCATCAAATCCATGCTGACGTAATAATGCTACAAGTTCAGCATCCCTGAATCCAGTGAATGATACTCTTGGTAACTTTTCAGCACCTTTACTATCTACAATATTCAAATTGTCTATAGCTGCATTTAATTCATGATTATAGATAGCTCTACAATTAATAATAGAATCAATAGTTCCAGGTCCAACTCCTTTAATGCCAGTTAATGCATTTATAAGTTGATCATCTGACATGGAGGCTATATCTTTAATTGTTAAATTTTCAAGAATGATTTTCCATTTCTCATCTGCCATTCCAGTGAAGCTGAATGCTGATAATATTTTAAAATCAGCAATTTTATCATTCTTAAGCTTATCTACACATGTTATGAATTTTACTGAATCATTTGGTCCTAAGACTGCTACATCATTAATACTTAAATTAATAAGCTCATAGAATGATTTAACACCAATTGCTCTTATAGCTTCTTCTGAAAAATCTATAAATCCTAACTTGGATATCATATCAACCATTCTGAATACTGATCTCTCTGGGCAATATACATTAGGGCATTTTGCTGATTTGCCAGAATCAGATATTACTATCTTAGATCCACAGAATGGGCAATACTCAATAAACTTCTCAGGCTCTCCCTGAATATTACGATTATACTCAGTATCAGGTTTTGTTACATACGTTATAACATCATTTCTATATTCAATATCAATCTGTTGACCTTTGATTAGATTAAGATCTACAAATCTCTGATATGAATGCAGTGTCTGTTTAGTATGGATTCCACCAATGAATTCACATGGTTTAAAATGAACCATTGGTATAACATCTCCTGACTTACCGATATTAAAAGTATACCCAAGGAATATTGTCCTTACATTCTTTGGATTAAATTTAATCGCCATAGAATACTTATTAACAGAATTTACTCTACCAAGTCTAGCAATCTTATCAGGATCTGTAAATGATATTACCACACCATCTATCATATATGGTAAGATTTTCCTAATTATTTCTGCCGATTCAGTAAACTGTTTAACCTGAAACAGGATCTCATAATAATTGCCCTTGAAAAATACATGGCGATTACACTGCCCTGAGCTATAATAATGATTCAGAAACTTCAATTCTTCAGCTCTAGGCATATCTAAGCTTGTAGATAATGGTATCAGAGTAATATAATCTACAAACTTATAGGCATCTGAGGATGAGAATAAACCTATAATTGCATTTCTACAATTTTTATATGACTTTCCTCTCTTTAATGCCAGTCTTTCCATATCACGTTTAAGCATTACTGCTTCAAACTTTATACCAAAGATTATATCATTCGGTACATCTTTAGCATATGGGAATTTATATCCTCCAAGTATTGGAGTTAAATCTGTTGCTACGTTATCAGCAGTATCTCCTCTTGATAATGCTGTTATAATTGTGTCTCCTCTTACTTCAGCTTCGACAGATACACCATCATATTTAAGTTCTCCAACCATTTCAAAAGTCTCTTCAGGAGATATTACTCCAGATTCAAGACATTTATGAATGAAGTCTCTTTCAAATACTTTCACAGATGTATCTTTATCGAAAACACCCTTATCTTTGGCATCATTATTTAATACAAATTTACATTTGTCAAGGGTGCCAACCAATTCAGGATATTTATGCTTCACATTTATAAGCCTTTTAGTTATCGGATCTCTAGTAATATAACACATTGTAACTGGTCTAAGACCATATGACATTGGGATATTCTGTTTATGAATATCTTCTACATACAGTTTAGATTTTTTCTCTTCATCTGTTACTACAGTACACATTACTTTCTTATCTTCAAACTCATTTTGAGCATGTTCCTCGATAAGTATAGGAGTTGCTCCAATTGCATAGTTAGGATTATAATACTTATACCTTTCTAATAACTGATCATATACTCCATCATCTAATGGTAGTACATCATCTGAGGTATCGTTATACATTATATTGCTAATCCTAAGGATAAGATCAGCAATTTCTTGCTGATCTGTATCCCAATCTTTAGTTTCAATTAATTTTACTGCATAGTCGCTAGAATACATACAGAAATCTACACTTCTAGCTTCTTTAGCATCGCCAATTCCTAAACTATTTAGAACTCGACGAAATACATTTTTAGGATCTATCATCTTTTTTCACCTCTTTGCACATAACAAGATTAACCATAGGTTTGTCATTAGGTCTCTGCCTAGCTATATTATACTTAGATTCAAGCTCATCAAAATGACCCATAACATCACGGATATTTGTCTTATAATGATGATCTTTATTTGGTACAGTTTTGCACATAACCAACTTAACCATCTGCTTCTTGACCTTTGGAACTTTCCTGAATACTAATTCAAGTCCCATAGTCTTAAGCAAAGCATTGATAATCTCAGCATTTCTATTTTTAGAATTCTTATCCAATTTAATATCAATATGGTAAGGATCTCCAATTAATAACTGCTCGAATAATCTTCTTGCCTGTGGAGAACTAGAATATAACATGAGATTCATTACTACATACTGCATACCAACATGTACTTCATCACAGCACTCCATTGCACCAAACATGATAGGAGTCTTTGTATATTTAGCTTCATACATTTTGTTGGCTTTGGATCTAGTATTAAGATTTTTTAAGTTGGTTGCTGCAAGAGATGTTACTGAAAATTTCTCCTCAGCATACTGCTTTAATCTATAATTATAGATCTGACCAGCTACCAGTCTTCTTCTGGTTTCGACATATCTTACATTTCCATTAGAATCCGTTAAAGGTATTACTACCTTATATGGTCTAATGAATGGGAACTTCTTATATATTTCAGCTATAGTATCTATATTTACCGGCGTAGTAAACGCTGGTGTACTTAGAATAATCCTATCATCTTCAAACAGCATGTCTATAAACATCTTAGCCTGATTTTCATCATAATAGTCTATTCCACTTAACTCAAATATAGCTAAGTCTTTATCCACTACAGATACAAAATCATACCAAATCTTACACATTTCTGAATATGTGCATACATGCATTCTGAAATAATCAATAATTCTAGAACCAATAAAAGATAATGACTGCTCATGCAACTGACCAATGTTCTCTCTATTGATACATGTAGATTGATTTTTGATACATTCTACATGTTTACCATTATCCAGAAGAGGCATCATTTCATCTGGTAAAATCTGAGATACTACTCCCTTGCCACCATGCCTATCAGCAAGCTTATCTCCAGGGTTCATAGGAAGTTTCTCTATTATGGTTACCTGCATAACTACATTGTTGAAATCATTATTCTTATAGAAGCGCTTACCATTAGCTATATCTCTGCATACTGAATATAATTTCTCTAACTGGTATGTCATTTTGCCGTTCATTGCTATCGGACCAATCTTAGCATTTACTTCTTCGGCAAAACGTTTCTTCTCTTTATAATAATAATACAACTGCTGGTTATAGTATGAATCGGCTAAAGCTTCAGGATTATTACATGCTACGTCTATATCTGCAACAATACCTTCAAATAAGATATTTCTATCAGATATCATGCTCTCCCTTAATCTAGCCTGAGATAATGTATATAATACTGTATCATTTTCAATACGTCTAATGGAACAGAATATTCCATCAACAATCTCCTCTCCAATGTCAGGAAATGTCTTATACACATTATTATCTCCATACTTGTTTAAGAGTACATCATTATCATTAATTGCTATATCTGTAGTTTTCAATAATGATGTCTCAAGCTTTTTTGCTCCTGTCTCTGATAAGATAACAGAGTCTTCCATGTTCTGAGCGCAACTCAAATACATGGTTAACAAATTAACACCATTCATCTTATTACCATACTCATCAAATCCGGTACTGGTTTTGATAATATCGTTTTCAGATATCCTATCTCCTTCAGCAAGACTATCAATAACTGAGTTATTCCAAAGATAGCCATAACTTTCTGTATTATGATGATAGCTTACTCTCTCTATAACATCATATACACCAGTATCAATATTCTGGATGATAAGATAATAATGATGATTTGGTTTAAATGAGAATTTATCAATCTTATATACAACTCTATAGTTAGCAGATGATGTATTATAAGATGATGAATTCTCTCCAAACTGGTTCTCATATCCAGTTTGTATAGTTGCTACTTCTGCATGTGTAGGAACTAGAAAGTGTTCTGAGTGTATAGAACTCATTAAGGCTCTAGAGCCAGAATTTGCTGGCTTGAACGGTTGCATTAACGTTCTTCCAAGCAGCTTGTTGTAATCATCCAATCCAGCGATTGAATTTTCAATTTGTTTTTCAATATCGAAACTTGCCACTTTATTATTCCTCCTTGTAATATTTGTACGAGTAGAACAATAAGTTCTACTCATACTAAATATATAATATATAATTATTCTATAATTTTACACATGTGTTTATGCTCTTTGCATTTCTTATTAATGTATTCATCAATACTCTTTGTAGGAATCTTCCATACTGTACCAATTTTAAAGGCATCAATTTCACCACTAGTAAGTAAGGAGTAAGCTGTATTTTTTCCAATACCAAGTGCAGCACACAAATCTTCTATTTCAATTACTGCTTTATTAGCCATCACCATCAACTCCTTCATCATCAGTGGTATCATCATCATTTGTTTTATCTTTATGCTTATAATTTTCAATAAATAAAATAGCGAAAAATATAATCCACCATTTATTAAAAAAAAGTGCCAACCCAGCAAAGCATAATAATACACAAAGATTATAAATTACTGTAAGCGTAAATAAATTTTTATTCATAGCTTAATACCATCTCCATTCATACTATACATAATAGAATCAATAATATCAGTTGTTAATTTATTCATTAAATGCTTAAATTTAATTTTTCCATATTCATGAACTTCTGTACCATCAATATCAGCTGTGAGCTTAATCATAATATCAGACTTGTTCATAATATCCTCTTCTGTTAAAGCAAAAGATGTATCAACATCAAATTCTTCCGGTTCAATTTTAAGAAAATCATTATTTGGATTTTCTATTTCTCTTTTGGCTCTATCTTTAGATAAATATACTCCTGCTACTGACGGTCTCATTTCGTTTGTATAACAAATATATACCTTAGCCATTATAAGATCTCCTTTCTTATAGTACTACATTATTATTTATCTGTGATAAAATAGCCTCATATGGAGACATTGCTGATATCTTTGATTGCTGTTCCTCTTTGATCTTTTTAAATTCATCCATAAGAATATATGTGAGATAATCATAACACGTTTTAACAAACGCATTATAAAATTCTTTATCCGAATATAAAATATTCTTAAACTGTTTTAAAGAAAACTTGGTATCACATCCTGGCAATCTTAAATATGCTCCAGAACCTTCTAATAAGTTTTTAGATTTAAGCATCCATATTAAACTTAAATCAGAATCATAACCAATATCCTGATTAAATACTAATTCGCATCTAGCTCTGCTAGTCTTATTGGTTCTTGATTTTACAATATCAATATTAACTACAGAACCTGTTATATCAAATCCTTCACCCTGTTTAAGTTTTGACTTAATATCTAATCTAAAGATATTATTCTGAATATACGTAAGAGATTTACCACCAGAGATATGCTCTCCTTCTTTTAGATATGCAAGCTCTGGTTTCTGATGGAAGATTCCTGTATTAATAGATGTGGTAATATGATTGATAAGAATCATAATGATATTAGCTTGTCTGCATAATGGAACCATTCTTGTATAATACTCAGAATTAGCTTTAGCGTTAGTAGCACCTTCCATATTATTTGATTGATCATTCTCAGCATTACTCTCTGACATAACCATTTTTACAGAATCTACTATTACTACAGTTGGCTGAAACTTATATACTGGCTTACCTTTAAAATCTATTATTCCTGTATCGTACATTAGCTCATCTTTATGAGCCATTTTTAAATCATAGATCATTTTAACTCGTCTAAATACTGATTGAGTTGTAATGCCAGCATCCCTTACTTTAAATCTTCTAACGAATTCCTCATCTGAGAATCCTGATAGATTTTTAATACGCTGAATATTGGTTCCTACTTCTGCCTGTTCATAAAAGATAGCCCCTTCAGGGAAAGGCTTAATAATATTACAAGCAGACTGACATGCAAGAGTGGTTTTACCAAGACCAGAATCAGATATCATCATATTAATGCTTCCATCTGATAAACCTAACTCAAACTTTTTAACTCCATTAATCTCCTGAATATATCCATTAGCAAAATCAAGATTTAAAAATCCGGTAGGATAAGAAACAGAGTAGGTCATTTCTGAAGCTTGTGTTAAATCCTTAGTATTTTTTACCTGTTCATTAAATGCCTGCATCAGTATTCCCATAATAATCCTCCTTATTTATCATATGTGCCAAGTACACCGCGTTCGTAACGATCCATATTTCTTTTGTTAAGAGACTGTAACGCAAGCTCAGTATATCTAAGAGCATCTGCACTATCTTCTGTAGCAAACTCACTAGACTGAAATCCCTGTAACTGATTTCTTGCAATCTCAAGAAGATCTACTAATAAAACTCCATGTCTAGATTCTGGATCTTTTCTCGGTCCTTTCTGAATCTGAATTACTGCCTGAAAATCTCCACCATTTGCATCTTTTACCAAATATTCATGATGCGCATTTCCAGGTCCCTTATCATCAATTGCAAAAATCTCATTTAAGTTTGATACCTTCTGTATTGTATCTAATTTTTCCATATTATTATCCTCCTATTAAAGTGGTATTCTATTACAAAAATGTAGTAATAGTATTATTTTTCTACAACTTAATGTAATTTAATTTAACAAAAAATAATTACGAAATAAAGCAATATAAATCTGGTAGGCTAAATGCCTACCAGATCTAATTTATGGTACAATAATCCCCTCATTCTTTAATCCAATAATGACATTCTTTATTCTGTAATAGTCATCACTTAAGTTATTCATGGAAAATCTTTTTGGTTTTGGCATCATAGCCATACCTTCAGAATAATTAATTAAAACTTTTCTAATTATTTCTGTAGGAAGGTAGTCTAATATATCTAATGCAGCTAATGATATTGCCCAATCTATCTCTTCAATATCATCAGTAACCCATCTACTTGATGGATCATCTTCTCTTCTCACCGGTATGACATCAACCATAATTGTTGGAAATACTCTTATCCAATCTTCCATCACATTAAAGAGAACCCTAAAGATCTCAATTATCATCTTTTTAGACATTACTTCCACTGGCTGTATTGTCATGATGAAGTCAACTCTTTTAGTAACTACTTCAATGCTCGTGTTTGAGTATCTGGCAATTAATAAAGATATAGCTGCACTATCTGATAATCCTAATCCAAGTAATCTAGGCATCTTCGCTCTATCTACTATATTAGCAATGATAGTCATCTTATCTGCCACTTTAGGATCTCTCTTACTTCTATCGTATGTCAGATAGTCATAACAGATGTTGTTGAGTCGAATAGTCTCATCATTGTCAAAATACTTCCTTTCAGAAATAATATCTATAAATGCATCAAGAAAATTTGTATTCTGGAAGCATCTAAGATATTTATCGGAATCTCCATTAAATACACCATTAAGAATGCTGTAATAATTAATACTTATATATCTACGTAACTCTGCACTATCCATATCTGGAACACTGTCAATGCCACGTACAAGCATGGTTTCATCAAATGCCGGTCTATTCATTGGTAATATTTTTACCATTGAATTTTTTCTTTCTTCATCATATTGGAAAGCTTCCTTCCAATAATTATCAAACGACATATTATCTACCCGCCTTTCTTATTAGTATTCTTCATCACCAGGATTAGACTTCTGAACAACATTATTGATCTTCTGCTGTTTTGATTTTGCACCAACCAACTTAGCAAACATTGCTGCTGCATTATCATTTCTCTGACGAATATCAAAGTCTTCTTCATCATCCATATCAATTTCTGAGAAGATATCATCCATTGATTTGGTGCTCTTGTTAATATTCTGCTTAAGCTCTGCATACTTTTTGCTAATATCAACAATACCCTTCTCAGGGAAATTCATACCTGATACAATGATATCCATATACTCATCACTATCGTTAGGATCGCACTGAATATGGCGGAATGTATCAATCGGTTCTCCAGTATATCTCTTAATTACTTCAAGCCTGCTATCAATAGCTTCACGCACTCTATCTGATGCATTAACAATGATAGCTAATCTCTTACACCCACGCTCATACTCTAAACAATGACCATTATCAAATTCCTTAATAATGGCATCATTAAATGTATCTAAGTTCTTCACGCCGGTAAGAGATACATGTTTGATATCTTCATACCCTGATGTTGCTGTAACTTTATACATATCAGTGTTATCCATATTCTGAGAACACGGAATCATTTTAGAGCCTATAATAACTCTAACCTGCTCTGCAAATTCTGCATTTGCTGCACGTTCTGCTTTCTCGAAATTCCCTGTATAATCAAGAAACTGATCGTTCATGATTGTATGGAGAATAACGTTATCGCTAAGATTCTTAAAGAATTTAAGAGTATTATTTAATCCTCTTGAATCATCCTGGAATCCTATCAGTGCAAATACATGCACTGGTATATTCATAGTTTCAAAAAACTTTGCTAATACAGGAGTAGCACCGCATCCAGTACCACCTTCAGTAGAAGAAACTAAGATAATCTCTTCACAATCTTCTGTGATCATTTCTTCAAGATTAATCTTATTTTCCAGTATAGCTTCAGTCATTGCTTTAGATCCCTTATTTGGTTCCTTACCGCATCCATCAAGAGAACTAGAACCAAACTGAACTACTAAGTTTTTACCCTGCTTATACTTATCAGGGATATCTTTTGTAGTTGTATTGACGAGTTTAACTCTTTCCTCGTCCAAGTACCCTTTTTCAAGTACTTCGACTGCCGCTTTATTGCCGGCAGCTCCTACACCAAATAAATTTACATTGATCATTACTATTCTTCCTCCTATCTTAATAAGATCTAAGTTGCTTGTAGCATTTATTCATATTGTAAACGATGTTATTAATCCATACATCCTTAGATGATGAATACATCTTTTTACCATAAATAAAATCATAAAGTGTAGTTTGACCTTCTTCATAATAGTGCTCATTTATCCATATGGCTCCCTGCACTATTCCTTCAGCAAAATCTGTTCCCATAACGTAACCAAGTTCAACATGGTCATCCAGCATATGTATAGAATAAGGATTGCTCTTTCTATAATGAAGATCAGATACTGACCATCCTGCTTCCTGAGCAGTAAGGCATAATAAGAAAATTGGATTTAATCCAGTTTCCTGTGAAGCTTTAATATATGCTTCACCCATTCCAGCAAGCTTACTATTTCTACCTACTGTATTTTTATCTATAAGATAATCCATTTCATCAATGGTTACATCTGTAATATTTTGAAGATCCATATACTTAGTAAAGTATCCTTCATATGTTTCAGAACTACAAGCATATGCTGTTACTGCATCAATGGCTGCTTGTCTTTCTTCTTCCTCTCTCTGTTTCCTCAGTTTCTCTAACTCTACTTCAGTCAGTTGATTTATTAATGCATCATTAACTGCTGAAGAACCAACTATGTCTATATCATTCTCTACAACAGATACCTCTGTGTAGCTATAGATATTTTCTTTTAATGTAATATAACTAGTATCGAATTCTCCAATATTTACTTCATACATCATTTCGCTGACATACTTACCAATACCTGCTGTCGGAGATACTGTAGATGTAACTGTATTGATAGTATACGAAGTCATTACTTCTCCTTCAACTGTCTCTGTTGCTTCTGTTAAGTTCATGACTCCATCATTCTTTAGGATATTATTATCAAGAGTCATTATCAATGTCATAACTGGTAACAATGCCACTAAAACAAAGATTAGTGCCATAATTTTACTGTTTTTGCGCATCTTATTTGCCTCCTTTGTCGATTAATTCGACCTCATATAGTGTGTATTTGTGTAGTTGTATATGCTTGATGTTGTTTCAACTACTTATCCTGCATACGTCGTTCTTCTCTTTTCAGTTGCTGCTCGTTAATTAGTTGCTGTTTGTACTGTTCGTTCTGCTCTTCGTTTAATTCTTTAAATTTAGAATAATCTCCAAGCTCTCTAATCAGTCCATACTGTTGATTATTGTCTGACATTTCTTTCACCTCCATTTCTTATAGTTATAGAATAATATATTAGTTTAAATAGTAACACCTAAATCTAAATCTTATTATAAAGTTCCATAACTATTTATTTTTTATTACTATTCTTTTAAAAGTAGCAATACCAGATGGAATTAACCATCTGGTATTCCATGAAGAATAGTAAAGTTATATGGATATACATGATTGGCAAGATCATATACTTTACTATACAGTTTGCATAGTAATAAATATTTACCAATCATATTCACACATATCTTAACTTTTTACTATTTTTACCTCCTTTTTATATTTCACTATTTGGTTACGTAATTATAATATATAATCAAATACCATTTTTCTAAAAACTAATCAACACGTTCAATCTTCTTATTCTTCATTTTAATTGTATATGGCAATAAATAATCTTCACCAATAAGATTAGTATGAAGCTGTGCTCCAATAAACATTGTTGCTAGATTGGTTCTTCCAAGAGAATCATCTGGATCATCTGGTAAATCTGCTAATGATACCTGACCAAGAGTCTTGATTGTATTATTCATCACATCTTTATCACCCATAGAATCTCCTCTAGGACGAGAGAATTCTTTTAATAAATTATCTAATCCACTAATAGTAGCAGATTCTACTTCATGATCTGAGTTCCTACCACCTTTAGAAATTCCTGTAAGCTGACCTGTTCTCATATCTCTCATACTATTATCAAAGCTAACCTTGTTCTTCTTAGTAATAATCTGCTTCATTCTCTTATCATAAGTATACACTACTAAGCATTCTTTTGATTTAACTGGATTGCCATCCTTGTCTTTATATTTATACGGCATATACACTTCCTCAAGAAGTGGTACTTTGATATAATCCAAAGCTTTATTAATCTGATCCATTGATGGTTCTTTGAATGCTCCAGTTTGATAAAAAAATGGAAATGGTTTACTAATATAACTCTTAAATTGTGCATCTGACATTGATGCAAATTTATCCATCCAGAATTCTTTATTTGCTTCTGACGGGTCCAATATATCCATTACAGCATATACCATTCGTTCAGACTCCAAACGTTCTTTATTCATAATTACACCTCCTTAATATTAATATGATGTAAAAAAATTAAATGAGTGAAGATTCAAAGAGGTGTAGGAATAATCCTACACCTCACCTTCAACACAACCTCCTATCAATATTACCCCCATTATCATGAGTAGTAAATCAATTCCTCCATATGGAGAATTGTCTACCATGATTCCTCTGTATGAGAAGTATAGTATCATAATTACTCCCACGCAGATACCTATGTCGCGCAACTCTACATGCTTCTTTCTTCTACCCGGAACGTAGAATGCATTAGCATATAAGAATGCAACTAACCATAGGTCAGATATAACCCACATAATAATACAAGCTACACCATTTACAACCCCAGTCATGTACAACGATACCGTAACCGTATTAAGAATAAGCATTATCGTTGTAACCACTTTAAGCAACAAATTTTTCATTTTCATACCTATTTCCTCCTTTGTGGTTATTATACATATATATTATACAATCTAATTTGTAAATCATTTCAAACGGTGTTCTGAGTATACCAAAATTAGATAGTTGAGGATACCTATGATAACCAAATTCAAAATATTTTAAGTATTTAGTTCAAGAGGTGTGGGTATGGTTTAAAAATCGCTAGATTTACAGATTTTCTATATTTTGACATTTTATTAAATTATATATGATAGGAGGTTATTGATATGAAAGATACCAAAGCAATACTAGATATTGCTTATGCAGAATGTGAAACTAAAATTAAATCTAATATCCAAGGATATAAAAAATTTGTATCTAAATTTATGAGTGATAGAAGTAGTCAACTATATTCTAATATGCCAGCAGAACAAATCTATTTTACTGGTAAAGATGTAGATGATTTTTTTATTGCAACTAAGATTGATAAAAGCATTATTACAAATGCTATTCAGCATACTTATTATTCTGAGATAGCAAACTTCAATCCTAGATATGCTAAAGATGAATGTACTATTGCTATGCTTTGTCTTGTAAGATATTTTAAATCAAAGAATATGACTAAAGAATTAGACTTAGCAATTGTTACTATGGCATTTAGTGGTAAATTCTATCCTAGCATATGGTATGGTTCATTTCCTACAGCTGCTCCTCAGGAACATGTGATGGATTATGTAATAAATAATATGTGTAATAATAAATATGATATTGTACGTGAAGGAAATGTTATTGGAGCTATTAGATCTATATCAAGAACTTGGTTAGATTCTTATGCTGATAGATTCAAGAAATTTCATGATGAAGATTGTCAATATCTTGTACAGCAATTACACAATAGAATTAGATCATTCATGAATAACATTGCTGAATTGTATTATGAAGCTGTAAAAAATAAAGACGTATATATGACTTACGATTCTGATGATATATCTGAAGATAATTATCGTCTAGCTGATTCTGATGTATTTAAGATGGAACGTATTGTTGCAAATACAATGACTAATATTAGTACTCATGGAATAAATTATAAAGCTTGTAAAATGTCTTCGAATGAATATGTGAAGATGGATGAGCTTAAGAGTATAATTGAGAATATCATAAGTAATAATGATAATACTCCTTTGATAAAAGAATACATAACTTTGATGGTTGCTTGTTATTTTCAAGATCATTCCAATAAAGATATTGGAGACTTGGATTTTGTAAGTTATTCAATTAAAGCTAAACCTAACTCAAAAAATAAATATGTAATAAGACAAAAAGAATTGATTAATTTAATTTTGATTAATAATTCTGAACACTTTATGCGTAGACGTAATAGACTTGCAACAGAATCTGCATACTATCGAGCATTCAATGCTTACTTTGCATTACTAATTCAAGAGAGTAATAATTGACAAAATATTCTCCATTGGATATACTCCAATGGAGATTTTTATTTTAAATTTTCTACTCCCCCTGTTTCAAGTTTTTCAAGGTATTATTAAATTATTAATAAATTATTATTATATTATTATTAATAATATTATTATAATATTTTAATAATTTATAATTATTTAGTAGTAATTATATAGTTGTAACTAATTAACTACAACTAATTAGTTTAATACCCTGTTCCCAGTCCCCCCTTACCCCCATGTTACATACAGTTGTAAAAAAATATTTTTTTACAAAAAATATACCCCAGATGGATATTTACCATCTGGGATTTTATTATTTTTTTACTATTTTACACATGATTTTATTTACCATATTCTTATTCGAATTGATTTTAGAATTTTCATCGATCTCTACTAGATAAGGAATATAAATATCTTCATTATTTTCTTTATAATACAAATAATCATCAGCACTCAATGGTATTTCCTCTGCTGTTTCTCTTTCATATTCCTCTTTAGTATCATAATCTCCAATATAATATTCATGATATTTTGTTTCTGTATTTAAAAGAAGTTCACTATCATGAATATAATAATGCTCCTGGAAACCTACCCCAGGTTCAGCAGATACTATCTCAATTTCAAGTTTCAATCTCTCAGCTTCAAGCATGATGTTTGTAGAATGCTCTAAATGAAGCTTAATGTTTTCGTCATTTAAATCAGCGTCCTCAGGTATGCAGTCACGGTAGTATGAGAATGGCCCATCCATCATACAGCAATAAATTGACCATGCGCACTCCACCTCCACTTCCATAGTCTTCAAAACGCCTTTTTGCTCACACCAGATGTCCCAGACATCAAAAATGCGGTAAAAGTGTTTTTGTTTGGAAAATTCCTTTGTGATGTAATTATAGTCAGCATCAAGTATTCTTCTGAACTCGTCTACGTTATCTTTATATCCTCTAAATACAATTCTAGCGTCACAATAATTAGGCATAATAAAATTCTCCTTTTAAAATAAAATATTATCATAATCTTCTTTATTAAAAGTAAGTGTTTCTCCACTATCTTTATTTGAGATTATGAGTTCTGTAGATGTATTTTTTAGATAATACCATCCATCTGGATTTATATTCCTCTTATCCAAAAAATCCATCATTCTTCTGGTTAATTTCTTCCCCTTCATTATTAATTTCACCTCCTCATATATGTAAATAATTAGAGGCTGGAATACACCCAGCCTCTTAAATTTAACCTCTTATAAGTTCAGCTTTAATTATCCCTTCTTTACACAGTTTTACTCCTGTAGATATTGAGGATCCTACAGGAATACTATCAGTCTCTATCTCAATAACCTCATCTTGTCTTATAATCCTAATCTTGGAATTATTTATACATGAGAATATCTTCTTTATATAATCTCCCCTACCAAGCTTAATCACAGAATAACCTGTTTTATTAGTAGCACTTCTTTCCAATGCAGATTGACTTATTCTATTAAATCTACCTTTGGCTGTAACTACAATGATACTATTAGTTTCAGCTGTAATTACGGATATTCCATCTACTGGATCTTTAGATCTTATAGATATATTTCCTAAGGTTGCTCTTTTAAGATATGGAATAGAATCCATAGAAATTCTTAAAGCTTTAGACTTAGTATACACTACTATATCGGATCTATGACTTGCAATCAATACCTCACATACTTCATCGCCCTGATTAAGTTTTGAGTAAATAACTCCAGAAGACGTAGCAGTTATCATGTCAGCAAGATCAATCTTCTTGATCAATCCTCCTCTGGTAACAATAACCAGATAATACTTAGATTTTCTTTCGTTAAGATCTTCTAGTATTGGAAGATACATTACGCTTATGATATTACTTGTAAGCTTCTTTACAAGTAATCTTATATCAATTCCAGGAGAATTCCTTTCAGTAAACGCAATATTATTAATTGGTAATCTGAATACCTTACCCATCTGATCGAATAATAAGATATCCTTAGAATTATCTCCAATTATAATATACTTAGCCTGATCTCCTCTAAATGCTCTATATGGGTCTGCTACCTGCATCTTCTTAACAAAATTCTGTTCAGTAACAATAACTTTGAATTCTCCCTCAGGAATATTAGAAGCTTCAGCTTCAGAAATTAATACAGATCTTCTAGGTATACCATAAGCATTCTTGATAGCTAATAATTCATTCTCAATCTCAATATCAATCAACGATGGATTGGTTATGATATTAGTTAATGATTTTTCATCTGAAAGAAGATTCTTCTGTTCTTCTTTATACTTATCAAGATGACCTTTAGATAACCTACCAATCTCTGTATGGAGAATAAACTTAGCCTGTAAATCTGTTATCTTAAGTTTATTCATTAACCAATTTACAAGATAATCTTCTTCCATAGAATTCTGATTACGAATCATATGAATAATATTCTCTACATCTCCAGATTCAAGAATCTTTATATATACTTCAATCTGATGTAATCTTGTTTCTACTTTCTGAAGTCTTGCATTATACAGTCTAAACTTAACAGACCTTCTGTATTCAATGAAGTATGATATATATGTCTTATAACTAATATGCCTAAGCTCAACTCCATCTATAACTTCCATATTTACTCTCTTCTGATCCTGAAGCTGAGTATTATTATAAAGAACCTGTTTGGTATAATTAGAATCTGCACCCTTCTTCATCATAACCCATATGTCTAACTCTTGTTCTGTTGAATGATCCTGAATATCATCAACGCCAATGAGTTTATTATTCTTTATAAGATCTTCTATATCTTCCATTATTTTATTTGGGAATATTAAATCTGGTACTGATCTAATATGAAGAATAGATGCTCCATTCTTAAGATTCTCTATCTCTATAATTCCTCTCTGAGTATAATACCCAAATCCCATATTAGATATCTTCTTCCAATCAGTATCTATGATTTCACATTTATGACATGGGTCAGGAATCAATACTACTTTTGCTCTTGGATTATGAAGTACATTAATTGTAGCATCAATAACATCATTTAGAGAATGCTTAGGAATCTCTATCTTATGACCAATAGCAATACCAAAACTACCATTTACAAGAAGTAATGGAATTTGTACTGGTAAACTCTCAGGTTCAATTGTATGGTTATCGAATGTATTCTGCCAATCTACTACCTGTCTAGATTCAGCTAATTCTCCAATTACACAATCTAAAGAGAATTTAGATAAGTATGATTCTGTATATCGCATTGCTGCTTGAGGACCACCCTGCATAGAACCTGAGTTTGAATCATACACAATAAGCGGTACCTTTATCTCAAACCAGTTAGTCATACATTTCATTGCTTCATATACTGCTGAGTTATGAAGACAAACAGCATCAATACAATCAGTTTTGCTATTATCTTCATCATATAAAGCAAATAATGCATTACTTGTTTCATCTACGGTGAAATCATACATTGGTACTTTACATACATATTCTATCCATATATTGGAAATTTTTACGCAAGAATCACAACTTGTTACTTTATGATAATCATAATGGTATAACTTCTTTACCATTACTTCTGTATTCACAGTAAGATTTTCTGCTTTAATATAAGATCCTGTGTTAAGCATAAATGGATGATTAGATGTACATTTGATTTCTGTACCGTTAGAAAATTTCACATGATATATTTTATCAGTATACTGACCAATTCTAATATCATGCATAATAACATTTTTTACTTCAAGAGTTTCTGGATCTATACCACAAGCCTCAATTGTTGTAATTCCATTTTCATATAGACCACCAATCTCTCTTAGTAACCCATCTGGGCATACAATAAGTGTATCCTCAAATAGACAATCACCATGTGCGTGATATTTAGCAATTACTGTACCTACAGTATTAGCTGATTTTCTTTTAGTTGCGTTTGAAATGCATTTAATATCATTCCACATAGCGTACAGAGTTCTTCTCTGTACTGGTTTTAATCCATCCCTTATATCAGGGACATATCTACTATATAATACATACAAGCTATAACGTATCATATTATTATCATACGTTTCTCTAAAATCTACTTGCACTATATTATCCTTTTTAGGTTTCATTTAAACACCTCCACTTTAATTTCTAAATTATTTATTTGTATCTAACACATCAAATTTATAATATATAATCATTTGATGATTTACAAAACTTATACGGGTAGAAAAGCTCTACCCGTATAGTTTTAAGATAGTAGTAAAGTAAATTATTATAGAAGGTGTCATTTTAATTTACAGCTCTGCCAGATACAACATTCGATACAGGATGCTCGTTTGGTGCTGATTGAACCTCATCAGGATCAACTTCAAGCTCTTCAGATTCAGATGGAGTTTCATCTTCATCTTCAGTAACTAATACAGCTTTTGTGTCATACTCATTATATCTTGCATCTGCTTCTTCTGTTGTCTCAGCAGTAGCTGTCTCTTCATCTTCCGGATCCATATTAAGCTCTCCGGCATCTTTGATTACTAACTTGATAATTGTACCAAGTGATTCTTTATATGTAGTAATAATTGGAACTACAATTGGGTTCTTGAATGTATCAATAACACTCTTGCTGCCATTAAAAATTACAGTCTGGAATGTATTACTCTCAAGATCGAATTTATGGATATAACCTACAGTACTAACACGATCATCCTGTTCATTTTCCTGTGTGTTAATATCTTTTCTATATGCACTAAGCGGGAAACTAATTTTGTCGAATTTAATTGACTGGATTACGGCAGTTACTTCCACTCTAATCTTATCAGAAATATCCACAGGAATATAGAGTGCAGCTGTTGTGTACTTGGTTCCACCATTAGTAGGCTTTTCATTGAATGCATCATTTTGTTTTCTCTTACTAAATTTCTTATTCTTTGCCATTTTTACTACCTCCACATTATATAGTTTATAGGTGCACGCACTGGCTATGGTACGCAATACTTATATGTATGCTAATTATTATTTGTTTACATTCAATTAATACGTATATGGAGGTGACTTTATGAACAATCAATACTCAAGTGAATACCCAGAAATAGTCATTGATCAAACGACGAATTCTCCTAACAGTAATATGAGTATAAGACTCACAGTAGAGCAATATCATGATCTGTTACATCATACTCATAAGGTAGTAGATTTAGTTGGTAATGATAAAGTAGCATCAACAGAAGATGTTGCTGAATTGAAAGAATCATCAACTAAATTATCAGAATCAATATCTACACTTGAATCTAAATTAGAGGAATTAAGTAATAAGCTTAATACTTATATTGAAAATGATATTGGGGTGTTGGATTATGATGCAACTAAACCAGGAATTCAAGATGAGGACGGTAATACAGTAGAAGAATAAAAAATAATAATCTTTATAAAAATAAGTTTACCCATAGGGAAATTCCCTATGGGTAATCTATTATATAATATCTTCTTTTCTGATTTTACCTACATTCTTTAAGAATGCTGATTTATCACTCTGAATATCTTTTATATAATTTAATTGCTTTTTCACATCATCTATTGTATACTGCTTAAGAACTCTACCTTCACCTGGAAGTATTGTAGAAATTCCTAATTGTTTTGGCGGCATTTCCAGTGTCTTCACGAGAGTCGTTAATTCCCGCAGTTCTCTTATGAACTTCCTTGGTATTTCTCCAAGAGTTGAGACTATATCACATACCATTACTGGTATCTCTTCCACTTCCATTTAAGGGATTCTCACCCACCTACTTAGGTCGTACTCCTATAGACGAATTTCACGTCCCGTATAGGGGATAGTCGTTGAGCTTAACCTTGTTCAATTGCTTTTATAGTACACATTTGTTTAGGATTTATGTTATACTTTATAAGATCTTCAATAATAGTAAACGGGCCACATCTATTAGATTGAAGTATAGTTTTATTTTGTATTAAATTCTTTACATCCATTGCAACACCTTCTTTCAAAAATATTGCAATCAAACAAAGTGTTAGTCGCTGATCGCACATTGTAATAGATTTTAGGACTTAGAATACTGCCAATTATTCTAAGCTTTTATTTCACCATGATCCATCTCGGTACTTTGTTTCTATCTTTCGATTCCATATAGGCTCCCGAGCTTTAGCATTTCCCAGCTATTCAAAAGAGTTTTCATCACACTATTACTAGTATAATGGGGCAAAAGTCTACCCAATCCTTTATATCGTGTTAACGATTTAGGTTCAAATGATGAGAAAGCAAGCATCAAATCATATATTGTTGATTTAACACCATTAATTATAAAGTATTCATCTGATCTATTGATAAGATTAATTAATGGTTGAGCATCAGCAAATAGTGTAGGGGTACAGAATACTGTCTGATATTTCGATCCTACTAAACCTTTGATCATAATTGTTCCGTTTTCGATACTTACAGTTGTAAACTTATACTGTTTTTCTATAGCTTTCTTAAATTTCTTATAGTCTTTGAATAAATCCAAATTATATAAGATATATTCAAGAAGCCATGGATCAATAGAATAAGTACTAGATACATGATTCAAGTACTTTACATAATCCATGTTGTTATATAGAATCTTGGTAATCTCTTTCTTAGTAAGAATCTTACCTTTAGAAGATTGAATTTCATTATCTTTACAGAACAGATCTTGAACGTATTCAATATAATCTATATTATCTGTAAAGAATTTCATCCTATCTTTACCAAGACTAATTCCGTACAATGGCGGATTAGCACAATATAATTTACCTTCTGTAATAGCGAAAGGGAAATAGATAAGAAACATCATCATTATTAATGATTCGATATGTTTCCCATCAGCATCTGCATCTGTAGCAATAATTACTTTAGATGGTTTAAATTTCTCTGGATCGAAATTCTTCTGGTACGTATTATAACCCAAGATTTTCACTATACCAGCAATCTCTTGATTAGCGAAAAACTTCTTAGGTGGAGTTGTTGCTGCATTAAGAATCTTTCCTCTAATTGGAAATAATCCTTGAGTCTGTTTATCTCTATTATTCTCCATACCAGATATTGCTGAATCACCCTCACCAATGATCAACTCAAATGGTCCTCTGCCGTTAGGTTTCTTATATTTTGCTGGTAATCCTGTAACTGCTGATGATTCATATTTATCAGACATCTTTATCTTTTCACCCTCAGATTTAATTCTGATTTCGCATATCTCTTTAAGATATTTAGAGATCTTCTGTAAATCTGATGGATTAGATTTACCCCATTCTGTTAATGCTTTTAATGTTACTGAATATGCAAATGGTTTCATATCCTCTTTAGAGAATACATCTTTAGATTGACCTTGGAATAATCCCTTTATATGACAACAGGATACTACTCCTCTTAATCCTGTACGAATATCCTGTGCTGTCACTGTAAGTTTCTTATTATTAGCAAGATATATCTTATTCATATAATCTCTAAAATATTTTACTACTGCATCTAAGAAACCATCTACATGAGTACCTGTTGAAGTTGGGCACATGTTTGCGAAGTTCATTATTTTAGCTTCGTCCATATTTTTAATATCATATGTCAATAATGCCTCTATCTTCATAGTACCATTATCTTCAGAAAAGTATATTGGTTCAAATACTTTCTTTTCACAAATAGAATCTATGAACTCATAAATACCTTTGGTATTCTTTATAGTAACTGCCTTCTTCTGGTTCATAGAATTTATCGCATTAAAACGAATGGTAGTACCAATCTTACACAGATTACATAATAACCATGTAAGATGATATAACTCTTCATCGGTTACTGTAATTTCACCCATCATATCTGATGGAGCGAAAAATGTCATAAGCCCATGTTTATTCTTTGGGCATTTTATCTTAGATTCTTTTTTAAGTCTGCCCTCCTCAAATTCTACTCTAGCTGCCTTACCATCCATACGATAAGATTCTACTATAAAGAATTTAGATAAATAATTAGTTATAGTAGCACCCATACCATTTTTACCAGAAGAATAATCTCCTGAACCTTCAATCTTATCATAATTAGATGAAGAATGAAGAACAGAAAATACTGGAGCAAGCATATCTAAATCGATGCCCTGACCATTATCTTCTATAATACAACCATGGTTTCTCATATCGTATGAAACGATAACGTTCTTATCAAGAGTATTACCCTTGATTATTTCGTCTAAAGAGTTTTGTAATATCTCTCTAAACATATTCTTATATCCTGCGTTACCTAGAGCTCCGATATATACATCAGGCAGTTTTCTTACTGCCTCAATATCATCATCCAAAATCTGGATTTTCTTTTGTTGGTTTATTCCATCCATGATACACCCACCTTTCTTAATTTTTTTAGCATTAATTCTAAGTTTGCTATACTAATAAAAAAGTATTTTTTGAAGAGCACAAATAGGGCTATAGGCCATTTGCCTATAGCCCCAATATATTGTTCTCTTACAAGATGCATCAAAACTACAGATTAACCTTTTCTTCTTTAGTCTCTGTCTGCTGATTCTGCTGCTGCGCATTCTGCTGATTCTGAACCACCGGTGAATACTGCTGAGGCCCAGACTGCTGCTGCGCATTCTGCTGGTTCGGCTGCTGCTGTCCATACTGCTGATTCTGCATTGGTGCCGGATAATATGGATTACCGAATGCATCATACATAACCTGCTGCTGATACTGCTGTGGTGCAGGCTGCTGATATGGGTTACCATACTGATTTGAATTCATGGTCGGCTGTACCTGCATAGGATTGATATAAGGATTTGCCGGCTGTCCCTGACCATTATTCATGTACTGCGGCTGCTGATTATAATACTGCGGCTGCTGATACTGCTGATATGGGTTGCCATACTGCTGACCGTAATACTGCGGCTGCTGGTAATATCCATAACCACCATTCATCAGACTGTTATACTGAGAATATACTCCAGTCTCTGCTGCATTGTAGTATGGATTCAGTCCTGAATACTTCTCGAAATTGCTTACTGCATATTCATAAAGATCCGGGAACTTTCTAATCAGCGGGATGATTGTGCAGTACTCACGTACAACACTTGTAGGCAAATCTCCAACCCACTTCATGTTCTGCATCTGTGATACAAGCTTCTCAACCAGTTCAGTGATTTCCTCCTTAGTCATTTTCTCAGGATCCCACCTCTCTGAGCAGATTGGGCAGAATACCTGACTAGTACCATCATTGATGGAAAATACCTTATCCATCCCTTTATCCTTATGCGTGCAGATGGATCTCAGGAACTCGTCCTGAGTGATGTTGAGATTAATATCATTTTCCTTCGGCTTACTCTGCTTCAGGATATTCATCTCATCATCTGTTAAAGCATTTACATTCTGAGGTGTAGGTACATTGTTGTACATAACCGGCTGATAATTATAATAAATCGGCATTGGCTGTGGCTG